CATGCTCCGTCACTTCCGCAGGGCCTGGGACAGCAGCACCTCCAGCCGTGTCCTCCCCCTCATGCCGAGCGGGTGCCTGATGCTCAGCGCCAGCGTCTCCCCGGTGTTCAGCACGTAGGTGAACTCGCTGGTGCACTGGTCGCTGTCCCTCTGCAGGGTCTCCGGCCTGATCGAGCCCGACTTCACCCAGGCCAGCTTCTCCATCATCGCCAGGCCCAGCGCCCGCGCCCACGCGACACCCTCCTGCTCCAGCTCCTCGTTGTGGGCCTCTCGCTGCGCCTGCTCCAGCTGCGTCCTCAGCGCGTTCTCCTCTGTTGCCAGCTCCAGCCGCTTGGCTTGGATCGCTGTGAACCGCTGCTCAAGCTCGCGCGCACGCGCGCGCGCAGTGGGGGGCGGGGGCGGCTCGACGAGCACCGCGGGAAGGCGATCTCCGAGGAGTCGCCCGACCTGTTCGAGCCTGTTCTCGGCCAGCCTGCCGTTGGCTGTCTCCAGCCGCAGCCGCAGCTCGTCCCTCTCCTCTTTCAGCTTCAGGGCCAGGCACCGGGTGTGGCACTTGAAGTCCCGCTGCTGCTGGCAGTCGTGCCAGTCTGCTTTCTCGTCTCCCACCCGGAACTGTGCCACGCACAGCACGCAGCTGGTGCCGTCAGCGATGCTCATCGTCTCTTCTCCGTTCCCTTCTTCGGTGCTCTGGGGTGGAGGCCCTTCCGCTGCATCTCAGCCCGGTGGTTCTTCAGGTCTGTCTTCGTCGGCACCCGCCACTCGACCGTCACCGATCCCGTGTAGGTCTTGGTCTTGTCGTCTCCCGCCGATTCCTCCTCGAAGGTGCAGGCGTTGTCGGTGTCCTTGAACTCCTCGGGCACGTCTGCTGGCCCCACGCTGTAGGCCGTCCCCTCCCTGGCGTCGAAGGGTTCCTCCTCGTCCAGCTCCGCCCACTCGGCGGTGATCTGCAGGCCGTCCCTCAGGTTGTCCCGGCACTCCTCCGGCGTCGCTCCCTGGGCCACGTAGTAGTAGTCGGTGCAGCCCGCCACCCAGGCCACCTCGTCCCACAGCATCACGAAGGTGAAGGTCCGGCTCTTGGTTGTCTCCCGCGCTTTCATGAGTCCCAGCACGTCCCGCCCGGGTGGTGGTAACCACACTCGGGGCACGGTGGGTTCTCGACGGGCTTCTCGGGGGCACGAGCCGAGGCTCCCGGCCAGTCCCGGTCGTCCCGGTACCTGGCCACCTTGGGCTTCAGGTCGACGGGTACCAGGAACTCGGCGATGACGTGTGAGTTGGTCTCGTCCAGCACCTCGACCAGCACGTTGAAGGGTCCCACCCGCTTGTCGGGTTCCAGGTCGGTCAGCAGCAGCTTGCCGGGGTGCGGGGTGTCGCTGGCCCGGCTCACTGAGTCCTGCAGGCGTCGCTTCAGCTTGTCGTTCCACTCGCGGCCCATCAGCGTCCCTTCCCTTTCTCTAGGTCGAATGTCTCTCCCCCGAACTTCAGGCTGGTCGCCCGGTACGAGCCGTCCCTCTGCAGCTCCAGCACCAGCTCACCGCCCTGGTGCCGGCACATCGCGTAGGCGGCGTCCTCGTGCTCCCGGGTGATGTCCTCGGGCGGCAGCTCCTGGCCGCAGTGTTGCAGGTTCAACCAGAAGTTGAGCCCCCGCCGTTCGTTGGTCCCCTCGCGGGGCGGAGCGATGGTGAAGCTGGCAGCGAAGCGCCTCCGTGGGTCGGAGGGCGGTGTCTGCTTCTTCTTCGACTGCTGCTTCTCCCCGCGTTGTGCTGCTTCCGAGCACGCCTGGCACTCGCTGGGACCCAAGCCGCAGTGACCGAAACACGAGGGCATGCCACCACTCTACCCGGCACCCGTCACCCTGGATCTCTCAGCTCGCCCTCCCAGACCCAGCCGTACTTCTGGTCGCACAGCACCAGCACCATGTGGTCCCCGAAGGCGGGTCCCGGCTTCGTCGCCAGCACCAGGGCCACGGTGTCGTCTTTCAGCATCCCGACGATGTCTCCCCGGTCGCTGCCGTCCCCCGGCAGCCGCCACATCCAGGTGATGTGGTCCCCGCCCGAGCTCGCTGTCTCGCTGGACTTCGTCAGGGCTAGGTCTCCCGGTCTCACGGCGCTAGCCTGAACTGTTCCTTCTCCCGCCAGCCGAAGTACACCCCGCCGTCGCCCTTCGGCACCATGACGAACACGCTGGTCTCGTTGACTGCTAGCACCAGGGCGGGCTGGTCGTGCCGCAGGTTCGTCACCGACTTGCTGGTGGTGCTCCAGACCTCGGGCTCGTCGAACAGGGTCAGGAAGGAGTGGTTCTCCCTGGTCAGCACCGTGTCCCCGGGCTTGATCACGCTTCTTCGATCAGGTGCTGGCCCACCCAGCCAAACCTGCCCCCGCACAGGACCAGCGCCCAGTCCCACTGCGGGTGGGTGCCCAGCAGCAGGCACACGTCCTGCATCCTGATCTGGCCCACCAGCTTGGGATCGTGTTCTTCGTCCCGGATGTGGTTGACGTCGGGCTGGTACGGAGCCGGCACGTTGCTGAGGCCGATGCTGCCGCCCTCGTCGAGCAGGGTCCTGCCCTGGGCGCTGAGCTTCACCAGGTCACCGGGCTTCATGCCTGTCCCTTGGGCCTGGGTTGGGTGCTGATGGCGAAGCCGAAGAGTTCCTCTTCTTCTTTGGCGAGCTCCCGTAGCCGGCGGTTGCGTGCCCACCAGCACTGGACGTGGCACACCTCGACCGGCACCCCGTCCCGGATGGTGATCATCGAGGTCTCCCCCGTGTCGATGGGTTCACCGCAGACCGGGCAGCTCACCGCAGCACCTCGCCCGAACCCGAGAACACTGTCGGCTCGCTGCCGATGGAGTGACGAGCGTTGCGTTGCCAGCTTGCGGTGCCCGAGCCCCCGTCGCTCTCGCCCCTCAACTCAGCAACGACCGCCGTCAACCGGGCACACTCGGCCTTCCACCAGCACAGCTCGTGGTACCAGTGCCCGTCGAGGATGTGCGGCGCCTCAGGTGTGATGTCTTCGTCACAGAAGGTGCAGACCGGGACCATGCTGTCATGGTACCACCTCAAAGTATGCTGTACCCTGCCAACCCAACTGGTTGCGGCACAACACCAAGAGCAACCGCGACTTCCAAGAGAGCTGGACCTCAGAGGTAGCGATGACGATGCCCACGTCATCGGGCTCGAACGACCCGCAGGTTCGCTTGCCCTCTGTGGTGTCGAGCTGCCACTCGCGGACGTTCCACAGGGAGACTGAGGCGTTGCCGGTGTTCTTCAGCCTCACCAGGTCCCCCGGCTTGATCACTCGACCACCTCGAACTGGGTCGTCTCCCGCCAGCCCATCTTGGAGTCCCCGTCCCCCGTCGCCACCAGCACCAGGCACTCAGTCGCTGATGAGACCTCGTCGTATGGGATCTCGTTGACGGCCAACACCAAGCCCACGTCTTCCGGTTGCATCTGGTAGACCTCAGGGATCGAGGTGCCGCCTCCGACAGTGAGGGCGACGGGTCCCGGCTTGGCGAACAGGGTGACGAAGCCATCGGGCTGCACGATCTTGACGGTGTCTCCCGGCTTCATGGCACCAGCTCGAACATGCGGGTCTCGTTCCAGCCGAACTGGTCACCGAACAGCACCATCACCTGGTCACCCAGGCCCTCGAGGCCCTTCTGTTCGGGCCCGATGGCGATGTGCCGGGCTAGCACCAGTCCCACCCGGTTCCACATCGCTTTGCCAGTGATGCCGCTGCCTCCCTGGTCCTTCCACAGGGTGACGTTGGTCGTCTTGGGTCCGGTGTCCTCTTGGCGTGGCCACACCAGCGCGCCCGGCACGATCCGCATGTCGGGTTGCCACACCTGGCGCTCGCCCGCCATCGCTGAGGACTGTTCGACGCTCACGGCAGCCCACGCACCCGTTCCAGCTGCCGGCGTGCATGGCGCTGCTCGGCTCGTTTCTTCTGCAAACGTTCTTGGATCCCCTGCCTACGGTTGAGGATCCAGTGTTGGAACTCCGAAGCCATGATGGGCGCGTCTTGCCGCTGCCCCTGCCCACGGAAGACCCACAGAATGGTCCATGCAGTGATGAGGGTGGCAACCACAGCTCGGCTCATCAGCGCCTCCTGAGGCGGTCCAGCACCGCGTGGGCCAGGGACTTCAGCAACGGCGGCTGCCGCAGCTGTTCCAGGTCGTGCTCGGCGTCCCACCGCTTGTGGCGTTCCTTCCAGACCTCGTCCGAGAGCAGCTTGTTCTCGCCCTCGAGGATGTGGTTGTCGTCCTGGAGTGAGCTTAGCTCTTCTTCGAGCTCATCGGCACGTTCGCTACGCTTCCGCAGGTAGCACAGCTCGTGAGCGAGCTCGCGGCCCAAGCGGGACGTCTGGATCATCCGGGTCCGGTCCTTGACCTTGTCGATCGGCCCGCTGCAGATGGGACACTTTTCGTGTTGCATCAGTCCCCCGTCAAGCGTGGTGCTTGCCACCCGCTGTGAAATACCCGTGACGGAAGCCCGTCGATGACCCCTCGCGGTGCCCGCGGTCGTAACCGACCCGGTACGCAACGAGCCACGTCACCGCTCCCGTCACGAACACCGACAGGAGTGTCACCCAGGTGCTGTCGTCCATGTGTCCACCTTAACTCGCGCGTGGTACGTTTGCACCATGAAGCCGGGTGACCTCGTCAAACGCAAGGACAAGTGGCGGGACACCAACGTGAACTCGGGTCGCATCTTCCTGATGCGGGACGCCGAGAAGTTCAACGAGGCGGTCTGCGAGTTCCACTACGACAGGCTCGCTCTGGTCGTCGCCGTCAAACACGTGATGTGGTCCGACTTCATCGGCGGGGACTTTGCCCTGCTCCTCTACGAGGGGACGTACGGCTGGACGCTGGTCGGCGAGCTGGAGGCTGTCAGCCCGGGCTCGTGAGCCGTTCGATGGTGTCCTCGTAGAACTTGACCAGCGCGTCCACGGCCAGCACCTCGTTGCGGGCTGCCTTCTGCTTCTCGTAGGCCTCGACCAGCTTGTCGCGGTAGTAGGTGAGGTCGTCGACGGGTTTTGCCGCCTGCCTCTCCTGCTTCTTCCTGGCGGCGAAGGCCTGGAACGCAGCGTCCGACTTGATCAACTTCTCGGGCTTCCGTTCCTGCTTCTTGGTCGCCTTCTTCTTGTCCTTCTTGTGATCCTTCTTCTTGCTTGCCATCTCCCCATCGTATACACCCGGATGATGTAGGATAGGGCATGACTGTCGTCTTCGTCTACTCCAAGAGGAACCAGGAAGCGACCACCCTGGCATACTTCGACTACGTGCTGGCCGCGATGCAGGCCAACGGCGCCCTGGTGCTGGAGGAGTCGAGGTTCATGGCGTCAGGCAAGGACATGCTGGTCCCACACGGTGACCGCCTCGTCAACTTCTACTGTGACAACCCAGCTGCGGTGTGGCAGCGGTGCCTGCCCCAGTTCAGATGGAACTACGCCATCGATGAGATCGCTCAACCCGACGGACGAGCCTACGCCACCAAGATCAAGCAGTGCAAGGAGAACGACTGCACCAAGATGGTCGTTACCTACATGTCACCCCGACACCTGCTCAACCTGCGCCAGGCGGGCATCTCCTACGTCGGCATGCCGTGCTGTCCCCCGAGGATCCGCACCCGTGTCTCCAAGCCCCGTGCCGTCGCCGCCTTTGGTTCCTACCACCCGACGACGTACCCTGAACGGACCCGCATCAAGGAAGCGTTGGTCAGGTCGTTTGGAGCGCAGCACGTCCATGAACACCTGAACCCACCCGCCACGGGGGAACGGTTCTACGAAGCGTTGGACGGTTACCAGATGGGCATCGTCGACCGTGCTGGCTTCCGCGACCGCTTCGTCAACAAGTACGTCGAGTTCGGGGCCTCACATGTGCTGCCCATCGGCGACTGCCCCAGCTACATGCCCCGTGACATGCGGGAAGCGATGGTCAACACCGAGGGCAAGAACGCCAAGTGGATCATCAGCGAGGTCAACCGCTTGCTGCACACACCACAGGAACTGATGCTACGCCAGGAGAACTACACTGAGGCGGTGTCGAAGAACTTCAACCTGCTGCAACACGCTGGCCGCGTTGTCCAGACGATCACGGCAGCCTGATACCGATGAGCTCGTCGCAGCGGTTGTAGAAGTCGCTGCTGAATGGGACACCACGGAACGGGTTCTTCCGGGACCTGCCCTGGTGGAGGACGAAGGGCGTGCCGTCGGGCAGGTGCCATTCTTCGTACGAGGTCGGGAACGCCGCCAACGCCTTGCGACACTTGGGGTCGTCGATGTTCTCGAAGGCAAGGGACGTCAGGCCGTTGTCACGGAGGAAGATCGGGAAGTTCCAGCACGCGTCCTGCAACACCCGGTAGTCAGCGGGCAGCCCATACAGGTCCTGTAGTTCAGGAGTGTTGGTCATCAGGGGTTGGGTTGGGTTGCACCTCGCCGGTTCGTACAAGTGCCAGGGCTTCCCTGGTTTCAGCGCCATCCACTCGACGTTGGGCTTGCCCTTGTACGTCTGGTACCTGCTGAAGCCCGTCTGCTTGGTGCCGATCCTCTGGTACGCGGTGCCCACGCAGTCGTAGGTCTCCAACATCTGTTTCAGTGCGATGTCCCAGTCCGCCATCACCACGACGGTGTCGCTGTCGCAGACCACATGGATTGCCTCGGGTTCCTTCTGCATCGACTGGAACGCTTCCTTCACGGCTCGGCAGTGGTTGTCTGCGGGTTCAGGCGGGTTCTTGGGAACGATGTGCTTCTCAAGCCGCAACGCTTCCTTATCAGCAGCAAGACGTTGCATCGCTCCGAAGCAGTACCCCGCGTATGACCCGGTGCCTTGTCCTGTCGGAATGTGGACGACTATCATGGCTGCTTCACCATATCATATCAGTGCAAGCGAACGCCAGGCTGAAGTAAGGTAGCTCCATGAGCGCCTACTGCGTAGGCTTCGAACACGACGGTAGCTCCACACCTGCCTGCCTAGTCAGCGGGGCAGACGAGATCGCGGCGATTTGTAATGCAGGCGGTCCAACATTGGAAGGAACCGTCGCCGTGGTGCTGACCATTCCGGTCGACCCGCAGAAGCCCGCTGCAGCCAGGTATCGTTGCAAGAAGGGCCAGTGGGTCCTGGAAAGCAGATCACCGTGACAGAGGATACGAAGACACACATCATCAGCCAAAAGCTCGCCAACTACCGAGAAGCCGACAGGTGCTGCCCGGTCTGTGATGACGGAACCCGCATCAAACGGATGCAAGTGGTCAACGTCAACGAAGAGACGGGCAACATCACCTTCGGTGGCTACTACTGGGTCTGTGAGAGCAACCCGGACGATACCGACCACTACCAGTACAGCCCAGGCGGTGGCAGGCGGGGAGCGAAGCCCAGGGAGTCAGTCCACGCTCACGTACCCGAACGTTTCAAGCCCAGCTTCGTCATGCAACCCCGAGGTCCTGGCCACGTCATCAAACGAGGCAAGGACGGCAAGAAGACGGTGATCAAGTGAACAGGCACCTCCCAATCGTCTCCGAAACCACTGAAGCAACCGAACTCTCCGTCGCCGTCAAGTTTCCCAAGAAGGTGGAACGTATCCGACGTGAAGCACGCATCGCTCACTACGTCAACAACTACAGCGTCAGGACGCTGGCGGAGCTCATCGTGTCGTTGGAGGACAAGTATGGGATCCCCTCCGCGATCGACTGAGCTCACACGGCTGGGCCGAGCGCTCCGTCGCGAGCTCGAGCCACTGGTCAAACAACACCCAGACGAGTTCGGCTTTCCCAACTACATGGGTGCCTGCGGTGTCGCGGCCTACGCCATGTGCAAGCTGCTGCGTCGCCTGGGAAGCCAACCCAAGCTCGTCATGTCGGGCGGCCCGTTCCCGGGCAGCAGGCACTGTTGGACCGAGGTGGACGGCTTCATTGTGGACCTGACAGCGACACAATTCGGCTACACCAAGCCAGTCCAGGTCGTCACCCGCCGGAGTGAATGGCACACGCCATGGCTTTGCGAAGGTCGAGATGCACTGGAGCGCTTGAAGACCTGGGATCTCCAGAACCCGCTGAAGCACCGTGAGGCCATCGATGCCGCGGTGAGCCGGGTCCTCACACCTCGCTGAAGCACAGCAAGCTGTTCCATCCCAAGCGAGTGCCGAACAACACCAACGCTTCCAGGTGCTTGCCACCCGCTGCCCACCCGTCAGCGGCGTCGGTCTCAACCTCGACCACAGCAATGAGCAAACCGACCTCGTCGAGCTCCACAGTGCCGACCGTCGGGTTGTCAGGAGTGAAGGGCTCCGGTCGCTTCAACAGCACGACCCGGTTGCCTCCCGTCTCAGTGCCTCTGTCGACAGGGTCGACCTTGATGAGGCTGCCGGGCAGCATCACTCGCTGCGGCGGTGCGCCAGCTCCGCGATGAAGTGACCTAGCTTGGCATACTCACAGCCCAGGGCGACCAGGTCACGTGGAGTGCACCAGCCTGCACCGATGTTGCGGGTCTTGCGGCCCTTGATGTCCTGGAAGAGTCCGTAGATGGGCTTGATCTTGAGCATCTCGGCCCCGACCTCCTCACGGTCCAAGACGTCGATGACCACGTAGAGGACCCCGCCTGCGATGCCCTGGTACTCGCAGGTGCAGACGTCGCCCTTCTGCCACACGTGTTTCTGGTCGTCGCTCATGCTTCCATGCCGAGGCGACGTGCCTCGTCCCGTATGAAGTTGCCGAGGTTCATGTACTCAGTGCCCAAGTCGACCAACGACAACGGAGTGCACTGGCGTGCCATGACGATTACCTTGCGGTTGTGGACGCCGAACAGCGGCGTCGCTTGTTCAAGTCGTAGACGAACAAAGCGTTGTCGGGAACCCGGGCTGGCTGTGTCTTTGGCGGGCAACACTTCAACAACGCGACTGATGATGCCAATCCAGCGCTTGCACAGGTCGCCGACACGCCATTCGTTTTCTTCCTTCCGGCCGTTGAGTGCCATCGGATGCTCCAGGTCTCGATTGTCTGCCGTGCTGGTCATAGTGTACCACGACAGTGAAAGTGAGAGGCCACCCGTGGTATGATTAGACCATGGAGCAGGAACTGGAGCAAGAGCTCACCACCCCCAAGCCACCACCTGTCATTGACGATGCGGACGAGGCTCCCAGCGAGGAGGACCTGCTCTCACACGAGCAGCGGTTCCAGCGCTGGCAGTCCAAGCGTCCGCCCATCGACCACCTTCGCGATGCTCTCCACGTCGACCACCAGACGGGCGACATCGTGCCGCTCTTCGATGTGGGTGACCGCATCGTGGTCGACCGCCGGACGACCCTCCTCAAGGGGGTGCCCTGGCTGGAGACCATCGTCGGCAAGGTTCGCAGCATCGACGACGACACCGGCCTGGTCACCGTCTACGACGAGGACTCGGACCCGCGCAACCCGCCCGTCCGTTACACATCGTTCAAGGATGGTCTCCACACCTTCAAGCTCGCCCCGGAACGTGGCAACCCATTCGAGCCGCCTCCGCCTCCCAAGAAGGAGAAGCCCCAGCCCGTCCCGGGCAAGAAGGGCCGTGGGCGGCCGAAGGGCAGCAAGAACCGTCCGAAGGACGTCATCAAGGCCGAGCGTGAGGCTCGCAAAGCAGCGAAAGGGAACAACAAGTGAGCCAGCTCATCCCGGAACTCGACGACCCGTTCGACCTCGCGGTCTTGCTGGAGGACACCTACGACTCGCCTCCCATTGTCTCCGCGTTGCCGTCTTCGCCGCCCAACGCTCTCATCGTGACCACGCCCTGCGGCGACGAGATCGTGCCCTTCCATGACCTGGAAGACCCGACCATCATCATCCGGGACGTGGAGCTGGCGGCGTTGCTAGCTGATTCCAGCCCACACACCCACAAGACGGTGCCCAGCTTCCACGCCGTCAAGCCAGTCACATGAACCAGCTCGTCACAGACCTCTTCTTCTGCTTGCCCGCCGGAGTGGCAGCGTTGCTGTTCCTCTGCACAGTCGGCGGGTGGGGGATGAAGAAGAGGTCACCGTGATCTCGTTGCGAGGTGGCATCGCCGCCACAGTCTGGTACGTGGCCGTCCTCCTGTCGATCAGGTTCGGTCAGGTCCAACCCGATCCGGTTCCCGCCATCCAGCTCAACGCTCCCGCAGTCGATGCCAGCGTGCCTCCGCCCCCGCCTCCGCCGGAACCAGCGGGTGACTGTGGCGAGTGGGACGACTCAGAGGAGTGCGAGACATGAAAGCGAGCCCAGGCATGATGTTCATGGTGAAGAGCAACGCACCCGTCCACGATGACCCGGCATACAAGGAGACCCAGATGCGGTCCCACTACAACCGGGAGCTGGGGCGCGTGGTCGAGACCACCAACGAGATCATCCGTGAGCTGTTCCGTACCGAGGACGGTGACCTGGCCCTGGTGCTGGCGACGGGCATGAAGGGTGACGGCCGCGAAGGCTACTCCTACTGCCTGCTGCCGGGCCAGCGACTCGGCTGGATCCACAACAACGACCTGATGCAAGCTGACTGATGTCTCGCCGGGTACTGCCAGGGGACCTGGTCAGCTTCTATGCACCCCCGCCAGGCGACAACCTGCCACAGGTGCAGGTCATCGAGCACCGCGCCACGCCCAGGAAGAAGAAGGCACCGGGCTTCCCGTTGCTGATCGACAACGACGACTTCAACAGGCTGGGCGAGCTCCAGAAGGAGATGGATGCCATCAACCCGAACCACCTGTACCTGGTGCTGACGGCATCGGAGACCCGGTCGTTCTTGATGCGTTGCGGCACCTGCAAGTACGTCGTTGCCTTCAACAAGGACCTGGTCAACCACTCGGACGAAGAGGAGGAAGACCCGTGGCTCTGAAGCTCGTCCCCGGTGCTCGCATCGAGATGCAGGGCCCCGCATCACGGGTCCCAGCGAAATCAGCGAGTGGGCAACCCTCTCCCCCACCTGACATTGTCGTCATCGACGCTCGGTCCGAGAAGGAGAGACGGTTCGTCCCCCACGGACACCAAGCTTTGGTCATCGGGGTCAGGGTCCTCAACGAGCGGGAGCCGATGCACACTACATGGGTGTACTGCTTCTCCAGCGAGCACGGCTTCTGGCGGTGTGAGTCGACCCGTATCAGAGTGATATGGAGCCCAGAAGAGGGATAGGATGGGTGACATGAAGCAGGACATCAAACAGACGACCTCGTGGAGCGAGGTGTATGAGCACGACGGCTTCAAGCTGACGGTCTCCACGTCGAACCACCCGTTGGTCTACCTCGACATCCCGGAAGTCGACCACAACAACGACGGCAAGCCCGACACCAACGGCCTGGGCAAGGCACGGCAGGAGTGTGCAGTGCTCAGCGTCGAACAGTTGTACCAGCTTCGTAACTTCGTCGACCATGCCATCCGCGATCTCGAGACCAACAAGCGCTGGCCCAAGAAGCCAATGACGAGGAGCCGCTGATGCCCCGCCAGCGCAAGAAAGTCGACCGGGTCTACCTGCAGTGGGAGCAAGCGATGCTGGTCTCCGACGGGCAGAAGCTCGCCAAGGAGATGAAGCAGCTCCTCACCGCCCTCGAGAAGTGCCTTGAGGGCGACAACCCAGCCTTCCCCATCTGGACCCGTGACATTCTCGAGAAGGCGACTGGGCTCTACCAGCTGGGCGGTTGCCACGCTGTCCTTGCCAACATCCTAGTGAAGCGCTGAGCCGTGGGACGCCGGGCCATAAGGACAGGTGACCTGGTCGTCTCTCGCCACGAGTCGGTCCAGCTCTGGCGGCTGCCTGAAGGCAACCTCGACTCCAGCGACTGCGTCTCACACAACTGCAAGATGGGCCTCGTTATCGGCCTGCAACAGGTGACGTGGTACGCCGACAAGTTCAACACCCACCCGAAGACCAAGCTGATGGTGATGGTGTTCGATTCGACCGTTCAGAAGTATGGTTGGGTCGAGGTCAACAAGATCAAGCGGGTGGACTGATGCCGAAGTCTGACCAACGTCCCAAGCCGGGTGACATGGTGTTGCTTCGTGGCAACGTCGCTCGGGATGTCTGGGCTGAGCCGCCGAAGCAGCGTGCCGGCGTGGTGATGCCTGGGTCGTTGGGCCTCGTCATCTCAGCGAACCACGAGACCGCCAAGTTCTACACCTACGTCCTGTGGTCGATGCCCTGCATCATGGGATGGATCGAGGACGGCTTCCTCCTGAAGGCATGACATGAAGAAGACGATCCACAAGTACAACGTGACGATGGAAGACACCTTCGAGCTGAAGCTGCCGAGGGGTGCCCAGATCCTCACTGTCCAGGAGCAGTACGGCGAGCCTCAGCTCTGGGCCGTCGTCGACACCTCGGCTCCCAAGGAACCACGCCGGTTCCGGTTGGTAGGCACCGGCCACCCGATCGACGAGAAGCTCAACCTGTCGTACGTCGGCACCTTCCAACTCGACCACGGCGAGTTCATCGGTCACCTGTTCGAGCTGCTGTGATCGCTCCTGGCACTCTCTGCAGGCTGAAGAACCCGATGGGGTTCAACATCACGTTCCGGCGTCGGCTAGAGGACCCGCCCCCGGATCCTGCGAAGCCCCCAGTGAATGGAACGTGCCTCATTGACCCGAACCTCTACCTGTTCACAATCGTAGCGGTGCCCTTTCGCCGTGCAAACGACCACTACGCTTGGGGCATGCTCAACGATGGCCGCTTGGGGTTCATCAACTGCAAGTGGCTGATTGAGGTCCGCGATGGTGATGTCTGAGATCCTGCTCGTCCTGGTGCCGGTGTTGCTTGCCATTCTAGCTCTCGCTGGAAGGATAACTCAGGAGGGAGTCAAGCAGAACAATGAGGACGGTCCCTCCTTTAACGGCACCCAAGCCCGCACCTACCAGTGCCAAGAGATGGTGCCCGACATGGAGCTCGCAGTGACCTACCGTGACGCGCCGTTGAAGCAGTGCAGCCATGCCATCAAGCTCCACGTCAGGGGTGACTGCATTCCCATGTGTCCCAAGCATGGCACACCGATGAAGCGAGTGTAACGCTGTCTGTTAAAGAGATAGGGTGGCACCATGGTCAAGTGCAATATGTGTCGCGGCTCGGGTTGGTACCAAGCCAACGCGAACCAACGCACCAAGTGCCCCTACTGCCAGGGTCGAGGCAGCATCGACGAGAAGGACCCAGCGCAGCAGCGTAGGGCTCGTGAGCTCGACGACTTCTACACCGGGATGAAGACCTTCGGTGATCCCACCACCACGTTTCCTGGCGGGTACAACCCCAGCGAAGTAGAGCGGATCCTGAACGAGAAGGCGATCGAGTCCAAGGCAACGATGCGGAAGCCCGCTCCTTCGCCCGCGATGCCGATCCCGGGTCCGAGCCCGATCGACGTGGCTCTGTCTGAGGCCCGGCGCCGCAAGCAGGAGCTGTACGGCACTCGCCCAGAACCAACGATTTCGCCGACGACGCCGGTGGCACCTGAATCTAGTGTAAAGCGTCCGAAAAAAGAAGTAGGGTCTGGTCACACAACGGCGCAAGCCAAAACTCGGAGCAACGACAACATGAGCGAAGAAGATATCCGCGGACAGCGTCGAGTGCAGGACATGATCCTGGCTCCCAACGAGTTCGCATACATCAGCGACGAGACCAAGGGCGAAGTCAACGTCTTCGTCGGTCCCAACAAGCAGAGCCTGGCCGGCACCGACCAGCTCGTCAAGTTCGACCTCAAGTCGAAGCGGTTCCAGTCGGTCACTCGGGAGCAGGGCATCCAGCTCTTCCAGACCGCACCGGAAGGGTGGTACATCGTCCTGAAGAACCCGGCCGACGGTGACAAGCACCCGACGGGCCAGGGCAAGCTCAGCACGCCAAACCTCCGGGTCGGCAAGAAGGTCAACATCCCGGGTCCGGCATCGTTCCCGCTGTGGCCTGGCCAGATGGCGAAGGTCGTCCAGGGACACTCGCTGAAGTCGAACGAGTACCTGCTCTGCCGGGTCTACGACGAGGAAGCCGCGAAGGCCAACTACGGCAAGGCGGTCGTCAAGACGCAGGGTGAGACCTCTGCAACGCCTGCTGCCGAGGGCGAGTCCGCCAAGCGGCCGCACCGCAGCGTCGAGGCCTCGGGTCGTGCTTCCAGCGACATCCCGACGGCCAACGACCTCACGATGGGCAAGCTCTTCGTGGTCCGAGGCACCGAGGTCTCCTTCTACATCCCGCCGACCGGCATCGAGGTCGTCGCCGAGAAGGTGAATGGCGAAGAGCGCATGGTCCGTGAGGCCTGCTCGCTCGAGCGTCTCGAGTACTGCTTGCTCCTCGACCAGAACGGCAACAAGCGCTACGTCATCGGCCCGGACGTCGTGTTCCCCCGCCCGACCGAGAAGTTCGTCGAGGCTCCCATCAAGTCGAACCCGGACAAGGTGAAGGCGAAGAAGTTCCGCGCCCAGGAGCTGACCCCGACGAGCGGCATCCACATCCGTGTCATCGCGGACTACAAGGAGGCCGACGGCACTCAGCGCAAGGCTGGCGATGAGCTCTTCATCACCGGCAACGAGCAGCCGGTGTACTTCCCCCGCGAGGAGCACGCCATCATCAAGTACGGCGAGCAGGACGTCCACTACGGGATCGCGATCCCGCCTGGCGAGGCTCGTTACATCCTCAACCGCCTCACCGGCGAAGCGAGCCTGGTCGTCGGTCCGAAGATCTTCCTCCCGGATCCCCGGACGCAGGTCATCCTCCAGCGCGCCCTTCCCCTCGACCTCTGCAGCTTGCTCTACCCGGGCAACAACGAGGCTCTCGAGGTCAACGCGGCTCGCCTCGGCGTCGAAGACGTCGACTTCATGGGTGCTGGCGGGGCCAACGCGGCCTTCCTCAACAGCAACTACGTCCGCAGCGAGACGGAGAACGAGGCCTACGGTGCCGTGGCAGCAGCCGCGACCCCCGATGTCGGCCGCGGTCGCATCCTGATCAAGGCGGCGAGCAAGGCTCTGCCGGGCGATGCCTTCGACCGCAAGGCGAAGTTCACCGCACCGCGCTCGGTCATCCTCAACACCAAGTACGACGGCGCCGTCGCCGTGACCCTCTGGACCGGGTTCGCAATGCTCCTCGTTCGCAAGAGCGGCGAGCGCCGGGTCATCCAGGGACCGGGCACCTTCATGCTCGAGTACGACGAGAGCCCGCAGGTTCTGTCGCTCTCGACGGGCAAGCCCAAGAGCACCGACAACATCCTCCGCACGGTGTACCTGCAGGTCGCCAACAACATGGTCAGCGACGTCGTCGAGGTCGAGACCAAGGACTTCTGCCGGATCAAGGTGAAGGTGTCGTACCGCGTCAACTTCGAGGGCGACAGCGACTCGTGGTTCAACGTCGACAACTACGTCAAGTTCCTCTGCGACGCGATGCGGTCTCGCATCCGGTCCGCAGTGCAGAAGCTCGGTGTCGAGGAGTTCTACTCCAACCACACGCCGATCCTGCGTGACATCATCCTGGGTGCCAAGCACAAGGACCAGGAGCGCCTCGGCACCACGTTCGCCGAGAACGGCATGCGGATCTACGACGCCGAGGTCCTCGGCATCGAGATGACCAACACCGACGTCGAAAAGATGTTGGTCGCTGCACAGCGGTCGGTCATCCAGAACACCCTCGTCCTGGCCGAAGAGCGGCGCAAGCTGGAGTTCGTCAAGGAGACAGAGGAGCTGAAGCGGCAGACGGAGCTGGCCCGGGCGGAAACGACCCGAGCGACCCTCGAGCTGCAGCAGGTCAACGCCAAGCGCAAGCTGGAGCTCGACCTGACCCTGATCGCCAACAACGCCAAGCAGCAGGCCGACCAGCTCGCTGCGGAAGCGGCTGCGGAAGCAGCACGTGCGGCGAACAACATGGCCCGTGAGCAGGCGGCAGCCGAAGTGGCAGCCCTCGAGCTCCAGACGACCGAGGCCCAGCGCGCCGCAGAGCGAGAGCACCTGGCGAAGACCCAGGCCATCGAGCTCGAGAAGCTCCGGGCACAGGTCCAGGCCACGGTCGACAAGGCCAAGTCCATCGAACCGCAGTTCGTCGCGGCCCTCCAGGCCTTCGGCGACAAGGCACTCGTCGAGAAGCTGTCGGAGGCCATGGCTCCGCTGGCGATCATCGGCGGTGGCAAGAAGGGCGTCGCCGAGATCTTCAACGACCTGCTGAAGGGCACCGTCCTAGGCAACACCCTGGGCACCCTCGCGGCAGGCGCCGAGAAGTCGAACGGCGCGGCCAAGACGGCACGAGCCTGATCAACAAGCCGGAAGCCGCTGCCATCCAATCCCGGGTGGCAGCGGCTTTCGCACATCTGAAGAAAGAGAGTCCCACAAATGGAGTTCGTAACCTCGCACCTCGCGCTGCTCATCGGAGCCGTCGTCCTGGTGCTCGCACTGGCACTGCACAGGCTGGTGCTGCGCCTGTTCGGGATGGTGGTCATCCCGGAGGACGCCATCGGCATCGTCACCAAGAAGTTCGTCCTCTTCGGCACCCACAAGGCACTGCCTGACGGAGCCGTCGTTGCCCTGCAAGGGGAAGCCGGTGTCCAAGCCGACACCCTCGCTCCGGGTGTACACTTCGGTCTCTGGCCTTGGCAGTTCGACATCGAGGTGCAGAAGTTCGTCACCATCGAACGGGGCAAGCTCGGCGTCGTCACCTCCCGTGACGGTCGGGCCATCAGCGGAGGCCGCATCCTAGGCCGCACAGTCGAGTGCGACACGTTCCAGAACGCTCGGGCCTTCCTGACGGGCAACGGCGAACGTGGACCGCAGCTCGCCATCATCCCTCCCGGCACCTACCGCATCAACACCGGTCTGTTCGAGGTCAACACGTGCGACTGCACCGAGATCAAGGACAACATGGTCGGCGTCGTCACCACCAAGGAGGGCACACCCCTCGACACGGGTGACATCGCTGGTGGCGAGATCGGTGGCCACAACATGTACCAGAACCCGCAGACCTTCATCGACGGCGGCGGCCGCAAGGGCCTCCAGGAGCAGGTGATCCTGGCCGGTCGGTACTTCATCAACCCGCTCTTCGCCACGGTCGAGGAAGTCGCCATGACCGAGGTGCCCATCGCCCATGCAGGCGTCGTCATCGCCTTCGTCGGCAAGCCCGGCGTCGATGTCACCGGCGATGCCTTCAAGCACGGCAACCTCGTCAGCAAGGGCGAGAAGGGTGTCTGGGCCGAGCCGCTCGACCCGGGTCGCTACCCGATCAACCCCTACACCCACAAGGTCGAGGCGGTTCCCACCGCCAACGTCGTCCTGAACTGGGCAACGGGCAAGACCGAGGCCCACATGCTGGACAAGAACCTCAGCACCATCACGGTGCGGTCCAGCGACGGGTTCACCTTCAATCTGGACGTCTCTCAGATCATCCACATCCCCCGCAACGACGCTCCCAAGGTCATCGCACGGTTCGGCAACGTTGCCAACCTGGTGACCCAGGTGCTGGAGCCGACGATCGGCAACTACTTCCGCAACGCGGCACAGGGTTCCGACGTCATCAAGTTCCTGAGCGAGCGCCAGAAGCGACAGGACGACGCCAAGAAGGCGATCAGCGGAGCACTGACGGAGTACAACGTCAACGCTGTCGACACCCTCATCGGTGACATCACGCCGCCGAAGGAGCTGATGAAGACCCTGACCGATCGCAAGATCGCCGAGCAGGAGCAGATGACCTTCGACACCCAGCGCATGGCCGAGGACAAGCGCAAGGACCTCGAGCAGGCGAAGGCGACGGCGGCCACCCAGGCCAAGGTCGTCGATGCCGAGCGGAAGGTTGCCATCGCCGAGTTCGAGGCCCAGCAGGCCGTGAAGAAGGCGGAAGGCGACTCTCGAGCCATGATCATCAACGCCGAAGCGGGTGCCAAGATGGCAGTCGTCCAGGCAGGTGCCCAGGCCGAGTCCAAGACCCTGCAGGCCCAGGCTGACGCCAAGGTCCTCACCATGGTCGGCGAGGCCGAAGGCAAGAAGATCACCGCAGTCGGCAACGCCGAGGCGGAGGTCATCCGGCTCAAGGCCAACGCGGTGGACCAGAGCAACTACGCCACGATCGAGGTGGCACGGGCTCTGGCCAACGGCAAGCACCCGCTCGTTCCCCAGATCGTCGCCGGTGGCGACGGCGGTGGCGGCGGTGGCATGAACAACCTGACCAGCGTGCTGCTGGCCAACCTCATCACCGGCGAGAACCACAACGGCAAGACCAACGGGTCCACTGTGGCTCGCAAGCCCTCCGAGAAGTCCTCCGACTGAAGGTAGGCAACCTAGCACAGGCCGCCCGGGTCAATCCTGGGGCGGCCTGATGCCGTTAAAGCGGACAGAGTAGGATGGCCGGCATGAGCCAGAGACCCTCAGACACCATGTGTGCACGGAGCGGCTGGGCGTACCATGCCCTGCTATCACCAACGATGCAAAAGGTCAGCATCTGGGCCTGCCATGACGAATGGGTCGAGAGTGGGCAGTGGCGGGTCACCAAGGCAGGCACTTCGTTGCTGGTCATCGGACCCGATGAGCAACAGGATCCCCACCAGCACGACCGCACCATCAGCTGGTACGTGCTAGCAGACATGCGTTTGAGGTTGATGTCCCTGAGTGAGGTGGGCGATGCCTGGCTGGTGTACCCGTCTCCAGATGAAGCGTAAGATGTAGCAAAGCGTGCCCCAACCCAGGAGCTCCGATGGACTTCGTCAGCGTACGTGACCACATCAAGCAGAATGGCGTAATCCCGAAGAAAATCAAGACCGTCCTCAAGATCGCGACCCAGATCTACGAGAAGGTGCCCCGCAAGGCCGACAGCACCCTGCAGGTCGTCCTCAAGCTGATGAGCATCGCCGACAGCATCGAGAACTCGATCCAGACCAAGAAGACCGAGCTGTCAACCATCGTCGAGCGCCTGGACCTGGCGACGACGACCAACACCGTCTTTGCCTCGATGTTCTTCGGCACCAAGCTGCAGGAGCAGTTCGAGCTCAAGCGCTACTTCATGGACGGAGTGTCGGTCGTCGAGGCCTACAGCGAGGAGCACGGTAGGTTGCTCTTCGTCGAGCGGTGGGAGAAGCAGTACAGCCCGACCTTCTACCACACCAAGGGTTTCGACTTTGAGAAGATCCTCAGCCTGACCTGGGAGCTCTACGAGGGGCGCCTCCAGTTCGAGATCAGCTGGGGCAAGTCGACCTTCGCCACGTTCTCAACCTTCGCCACGTTCTCAACCATCCAGAACCCGCTCTTCGGCTCAGACGCTGAACGGATGGAGCGCCTGGTTGAGCGCCATGCCCAATACGTACGGGACGGCAAGCCCAGGGCCTACATGTTCCATGGAGCCCCCGGCACGGGCAAGACATCGTTCGCTCTTGGGCTCGCTGGACGGCTGGGCAACCGCGTCCTCCGCATTGATGCCCGCAGCTTCTCGATGATCACTGTCGCCGAGATCGTCTTCATCATCGACGCGCTGAAACCCGACTTCATCATCGTTGACGACGTGGACAAGGCTGACGTCAACAGCAGCCTGCCCACCATCCTCAACATCATCCAAGAGATGAAGACCCACAAGACGACGACGTCCCTCCTGTTGACCGCCAACGTTGTCGCCGGTTTCGACCACGGCTTGCTCCGTCCGGGCCGCATCGACACCTGGCTGGCGTTCGACGCGCCCGATACCACGCAACGGATGCACATCATCCTCGGGTACCTGAAGCTGGCGGGTGTCAAGCCCGAGAAAGAAGTCGTCGCCAACTTTGTCAAGATCACCGAGGGCCTGACACAAGACTACCTCCGCGAGATCGCCGAGAGGCTCAAGTACGAGAGCGTCGAAGACGTTACCACGTTGATCCTCAACATGCGGAAGCTGTTGGGCAAGCCTGACCTCGACAAGAAAGAGAAGGAAGAGCAAGCCAAGCAGCACGTCAACAGTTCCAACGGTGCTGTCACCAATGGGAAGGCGACGACGCCCGTTAGCTGAAGCCATGACCTCGACCAAACGTCGTCGCCTCTACATCGAGGCGGGCAGGCCGCTGCCCGGAGACCTGGTCACTTTCAGCCCGTTGGCTGGGATGTTTGCAACGACCCAAGGTGGCAAGCCCGTTGACATGTCGCTGGGTAATGCCTCGTATGGCATGGTCATTGGGCTCGATGAGTTCTTGGAACGTGCTATCGTCCTCGTCCACCGCCAGGGCAGGACACACCTGGGTTGGGTTCGAGTGGAGAAGCTGATGCCATGCCCCTGAGCTACCCAATGCACGCCATCCCCGGCGAGCTGTTGACGTCGACCGAGCTCAAGGAGGACACCGACTACAACGCGTCGTGGAAGGTGCCGAACTCGATGTTCGACATCAGTGATCACCGCATCATGTTGGAGTACGGTGAGCTGTGGCTGGTCATCGCCTCATGGCACGAGAAGAAGCAGCTCCAACAGGAAGCCAACGACCCGTGGGACACGCCGCACGAGTTCACGGTGTCACCTGCCTTGCTGTGGCACCTACCTTCCAAGAAGATCTTCAAGTTCGACGACATCGAGAGGGTCGGGTGGCTGTGGCGGCCCAGTACGAAGTTCGACCGTGAGGTGAAGGAGATCCGGGGATGGCGAAAGAAGTCGACATGACCAAGATGCGGGCGGCCTGCAGGGCGGCGGCTCAGACCCTGCATCTGGCGGGCTCGATGCTGAAGCCCGGCATGACGACCAACGACATCGACCGGATCGTCCACAACGACACCGTCCGCCGTGGTGGCAAGCCCGCGCCCCTCAATTACCGTGGCTTCCCGAAGTCGTGCTGCACCTCGGTCAACGACGTGGTCTGCCACGGCATCCCGGACAAGACGGTGCTGAAGGAGGGGGACATCGTCGACATCGACGTGACGACGATCCTGGACGGTCACTTCGGCGACTGCAACGCCACCTTCATGATCGGGCCGGTGAAGCCCGAGGTCGAGGCCTTCGTCGTCCGTGCCGCCGCAGCGATGTGGGCAGGCATCCACGCAGTGAAGCCAGGTGCCCGCCTCAATGACGTCGGTCGGGCCATCGAGGCCTACGCCACCAGGGAGGGCTTCAGCGTGGTCAGGGACTTCGGTGGCCACGGCATCGGCCGCGTCTTCCACGACAGCAAGCTCCACGTCCACCACTTCGCCAACAACGACAACCGGGTGCTGGTCCCCGGCATGCTGTTCACCGTGGAGCCGATGCTCAACATGGGCAAGGCCGACTGCAGGATCGACATGGGGGACATGTGGACGGTGCGGACCGTCGACGGCTCCCTCAGCGCCCAGTTCGAGAACACGGTGCTGGTCACAGACGACGGCGTCGAAGTCCTGACGAGGATCGATTGAGCCAGCTAGACGACTACCCGTTGACCGACCTGGACACCCTGACGGGCGAGCCCATCGCCTCCGTCAAGCCTGGTGACTTCGTCAAGTACAGCAACGAGCCTTGGGACACCTTCGGCATCCTGATCGCACGGGTCCACAACGCATCGTGGACGGGCGACCTGGCGATGGTGCTGTGGTCACAGGCTCCCAGAGCTCGTGTCAGCTCCAGGTCGAGCCGGGTCTGGGAGGAGGAACAGTGAGCCAGCTGCGGACGTTCAACACCGGCGAGCTGTTTCCCATCGACCAGAACCAGGTCGCTCCGGGTTCCTTCGTCCGCCATGCTGACGACCACGACTCCTTCGGCATCGTGGTGAGCCAGGTCGGTGAGGAGTCCAGCGTGCTGTGGTCGAAGCAGCCTCTGATCATCCGCATCCAGAAGACCGACCTCTACGTGCCGCCCGTCCCCAGGAAGAGCCACGTCAACTTCGTTGAGAAGCCCGACTACATGTCCCCCGGCTTCGCCGAGATCGCCCACTACGAGCTGCAGGAGTCGTACGGCACCGGCGACCTGAGCGGTGAAGACGTCGAACAGATGACGGCGCGGGGAGACAAGGTCACCCTGTACCAGGACGTGGAGTAAGATGGCCATGCCATGCATTAGGCATGATTCACCACACCATTCGTCCCGAAGACCAGTCGCGCCGTCAGGTGCAACGCCGGTTCCCGCCCGGCACCTTCATCATCGACTCCCGCGGCACCCGCATGGCACTTGTCATCGGGTGGGGGCCGACGCAGTCCACGCTTCGACCCTCGGTCATCAACCCCGACCGCATGGTCGGGGAAGCACGTTCATGGATCGCCTACGTTGTCGAGGACTGCCGCATCCTGACCCTGCCCTGGACGAGCGTGCGGGACAGCTACAACCTCGAAGAGTGGGAGAAGCTCAACGATGAAGCTGGTGCATGAGACCAACGTCAACCTGCTGGTCCGCACCCATGGCACCGACATGGTCAACACGCCGTTGATGCCCGGCGACATGGTCAGGCACTGGCAGGACCGGGACAGCACCGGCATGGTCATCGCTGTCTCCCACGATGCTCGGGTTGCCCCCAACCTTGAAGCGCTGGTGCTGTGGTCCAAGCTGCCCTTCAAGGGGAACTACCCGCCCCAGGATGCGATGCCATCAGCGGGACACTCGTTGAGCGCAAACGAAGAGCTCGAACAGATGCTGAAGCTGGTCGACCTGGGGGTCGTCAGCAAGAAGACGCTGATGGAGAAGTTCGGGCTCGACCCCAACGAGAGGCCCGACGAATGAGCCTGTTGCAGACCTACCGCGGGGGCATGTCGAAGGACATCATCAGCCTTGAGAGCCAGTCGTACCGTGAGGGCGAGTGCACCCTCGCCATCAACATGCCCCCGGGCGAGTGGGTCAAACACCGTTGGTTCCACCTGCAACCGGGCTACGGCATCCTGGTCGCAGTGGGCAAGGAACCCAATCGCCTGCTGGTGGACGAAGACTTCGTCACGGTGTTGTGGTCGGTCGAACCCCGCATCGACCCGATGACACCCAGCATGGGCTTCGTCTATGCTCCCTACGTCCCGCTCCAAGTGACGAAGCTGACCCTCCCACCCGAGGACTTCGCCCCGCAGAAGGGCCTGCGCTACTACGCCAAGAAAGTGAAGTCCAGCTTCTACGGTACCATTGCTGTCTCGGACCTCAAGTGAGCGCGCTGAAGACGTACCAGCGGGAGTGGAGCGACGGCGGCCCGAAGGAGGGCGACCCATGGCCTGTCATCCTGGTCGAGGGCTGCGGCGACGACAAGTGCTGAGTCATGGCTCCCGGCAGCTGGGTCACCCACGTCTCCCGCGGTGGCTTCGGCATGGTCGTCGCCCTGACGCCAGAACAGATGACGGTGTTGTGGAGCGACCAACCGCGGCACCCCGACCTGTTCCCGAACCCGCCACGGGACAGGCAACCGCTTTCGATGCCAAAGGGCAGCGTCTTCTACCTCGACTACACCTACGGTGGCGAGACACCTGACAGTGTCAAATGACGAGGCACGTGATACACTTGGATCATGCATGTCTACGAAAACCCGTGCCTCATCGCGATCATGGTCATCATGCTCGCGCTCTTGGTGGTCAACGAGGTGCACAAGCGCAAGGCTCGCCGGGAACGCGAGCGACTTGCCCCGCCAACCGTTCCCAGGTCGAAGCGCGCCACTGACCCGGTTTGGAAGGACCGAGGCTCGTTGTGAATGCAACCGTGCGTGATTCCTCCCTACGACCTACGCATCTGCGACAGTTGTAAGAAGGAGTACGCACCACGAGCTTCCAACCAGCGTTGGTGCAAGACATGTGCTCCGAGCAAGCGTTACGTCAGATTGCTTCAACGATTCGGCATCAGCAAACCAATGCTGGACGCCATGCTCATAGCACAGGGGAACCGCTGCGCGCTGTGTCCCAGGACATTCGACAAGAATCGCATCAATATCGATCATGATCATGACACGAATCGAATCCGTGGCCTGCTGTGTTCGTATTGCAATACTCGTCTTGGCGGTCCAGCTGCGGAAGCCTGGCTTCGACTTGCCTTGACCTACGTGACCATTGGAGACCCTGTCTGATGCCCACCAGCCGCCCCCGAGAAAACCCGTACAAGCCCGGGGACATAGTCTCCATGGCGCGTTTCAATGGCGCTGGAGAGGGCGTCCTGTGGCGGGTCAAGAAGACCGACAGGGTCTGGATCTGGCTCGAACCGGTGTGGACGGTGACTGGCCCGAGCGTGTTGCGGGACAAGAAGGTACAATGGCATCAGGTGGAGGCACCTGACCTTGTCCAACTCGGCACCGCTTACGCACAGCTCGGCAACATCATCAGGGACATCGCCGTATCACGAGGCATGGACAGTGAATGAGGGCGACCTCGTCGTCTGGACGGGCAAACAGGGCGAGCACTCGACCCTGAAGAACCACATCATCTACCAGGTGATGTCGCGAAAGATCGAGAAGAGCCCGTCAATCACGCCCGGGGGACCCGAGTACGAATCCCTGCGCTTCACCCTGAGGCCCGCCTTTGATTTCCAGAAGCCGATGGGGGTCGCCATCAACACAGTGACGTGGTCAGACCACGAGCTGCGGAAGGTGACGCTGGTCGACCTCGGCGTCTTGCGCCTGTCTTTCGACAACTTCATCCGTGAGTATGCACGCTTCCAGGGAATGGAAGACGTCCTCACACCCGAGTCGGACCACGCTTGATCGAACCCGTGGGGTTCGGGTTGACGTCCTTGGCGAAGGGGTCGCTGCCCACGTGCGGTGGCTCAGCCTCAGGCGGCACTGGACCGTAGCAGTCTTCTGGACTGACGGCAGGGTTGATGAGGTGGTCGGGCATGCCTTCGCCCTCTGGGTCGCCCACGGTGTCGATGGCCTTAGCCGAGATCGCTCCCAGCTGCTCACGTGAGTTGATGTCGGGAGACAGCACGTTGCGGCCGTAGGGCTGGCCAGGGAACGAGTTGTTCGCTCCCACCTCACGCATCAGCGTCAGGCCCTCCCTGATGTACGTTCGCAGCGTTCCTAGACGGACCAGCACGTCTGGTAACTAGGTCAGTCGAACCTCAGTCCACGCCGCAAGCTGCCACCTGCACCGTCGACAACCAGGCTCCTCCCGGGTGAAGGGTGGGGCATGAAGGGCGGCTGCTTGTCGGGGCTCGGGAACGGGTTGGTCTCCGGGTGAGGAGCGCCATCGAGCACCACATCGTTGTCGAACGGGTCGGGTGCTCGGTCGAGCGGGGGAGGCGGGTCAGCCCTCTCGGGGACGGGTCCCTGGTCCTCGACATCGAGCGGGTCCGTCTTCACCGTCGGTGCGGCGCTGGGGAAGAGAGACGGGAAGTCCTCGTCTTTCGGTTCTTCTCGCTTGTTGTCGAGCGGGGGCAGCACCCGCCACGTCTCCACGTAGGCGATGCCCGGCAGCAGGCGCTTCTTCAGGTAATGGGCGTGGGTCCACAGCTCGCTGATGGTGCGAGCAGCGCTGATGATGCCGTGCTCGATGTGGACGATGACGGCGAAGCCCCGGTACTCCTCGAGGTCAGCTTGGTGTCGTTTGCACCATGGGTCGACCCAGGTCTGTGCGATCTGGCCGATCGCTTTCTCTGCCCTGTCCTTCTTGCCCATCAGTCATCCTCCTCCACGTCATCGTCGTTGACCCTGATGACCGTCAGCGGGATCGCTTGCGCATCCTCGGCCTCATGGCCACAGTAGTGGCAGGTGTCCCCGTGCCCGTACGAGTGACCGTCCGTCACGCAACGGTGAGAAGGCGGGCTGACGTCTCGTTCGATGATGTAGGCACGTAGCTTGCCATCGTAGTCGACATGGTAGTCGAACACTGACGTGTCCTCGTCGGGACCGTTCTCCCAGCCATGTGCCTCGATGAGCTGGATCCAGCGTAGCCTCATGCTGGCGAGATGGCTCTTGAGCCTGCGGTTCTCAGTCAGGAGCTCAGTGCACCTGTTCTGTGTTGCTGTCAGGTTGTCGTAGACAGCTTGCAACTCACGTCGTTCTTCGTCGGTCACTTGTCCAGCCCCAACGCCCGGCGCTCCTTGGGCGTCAGCTTTTCCAACGCTTCCTGACGGATGCGAACCTGCTCACCAGCCTCGTGCTTCTTGGCCCAGGCACGGAGTTTCTTGCTCATGTTGACTGTCGCGCCCTTGCCTTCGAGCTGGTCGAGCAGGTCAACCGCCTCGCACAGGAGGGGTTCGAGCTCAGCACGTAGCCGTGTCGCTTCGGTCCCATCTTGGGGATAGTCGTCTCTGCAAGGCATGTGTCACTCCTTGGGATCGATGAGGGGCCGGTTGTCCAGGACACTGTCGATGAGGATCGCCAGGCCCAGGAGTGCAGGCAGCCCGAGGTAGACGCACCAGTCACCGACAGTGTACCAGTCCATGGTCATCCGCCCTTCAGCTTGCCCCAGTCGCCGCCGACCAGAGCCTTCTCGATCGAGGCCTCGACCTTGGCGAGCGCTTCCTTGGCATCCTTGATCGCCTTGAGGCGCTCCTTCGAGAAATGACCGTGGGCGAGCTTGCCCTCGGAGTCGAACGCCTCGATGTCGGGGCGGTTGACCTTGTTGAGCTCGGTGAGGCACTGGAAGCGCTTCTGCATCGCCTTGTCGAGCAAGTCGACGCGGCTGCTGACCTCTTTCTCGACGAGAGTGTCGATGTAGCGACGCTGCACCTCGGGGTTGCTGGCCTTGACACGCTCAGCGACGGTGGCGAGCAGGCCTGAAGCCACGCTCTCCTTCGACTCCGACTGCGGCTGTCCCTGTCCTTCGTTCTCGCTCATGACCTTGTCATCCTTGTCAGCGGTGTTGCTTGAAGCAGACACACGGGGTTGCTCGATATTGTTTCCGGATCGCGTCTCTTGTTTCAGTTGCAAGCTGCAACGTATGATCGGGACCGAGTTGAGCGCTGTTGATGCCGTCGATCGGCAACAGTCGTTGCGGCAACTCGGGCCACGTCTCACCGTAGTGATAGTAGTTGCGCTTCGCTCGCGTCAGGTTGATCTGCGCTCGGATGTAGGGGAACAGCAAGCGCATGTGGCGGTCACAGAAGACGAGCGAGTCACGCTTGAGCAACTGACGCAGCAAGCGAGGCAGCAGTTCAGGCGTCAACGCGTCGGCCTGTTTCATGACCTCTCGCTCCAACGCCTCGAAGTCGAACGTCTCGCTCATTGGATGATCTCGTTCCAAGTGGGCCATACCGCGACGATTCCGTATGGGCTGCCCGACTCGGGTCCGTGACCCTTGCGCCAGGACAACCGGAACTCGCCCCCAGCTTTCAGATGGAACGCTCCTGCCACTGGTTCGGGCATCTTGGGTCGCTCCTGGCCCCGCAACTCTCGGGTTACCCACTCCCAGGCGTAGTCGGCGACGTCACGCCAGTCCATCGGCTTGCGAAGCTTCTGGGCACCCTTCCAGTCTTCGCTGGGATCATGCCAGAAGACCACCAGACAGCCTGACTCCTTGTCGATGAGGAAGTGTGTGGCCTCCCGGTGTGTCAGGAAGGCCAGCTGCATCGCGAGGTCGAACGCGTCTTTCGACGAGCTCTCGACTTCCACCTCATGGTTCATGTTAGCAGTGTACCAACTTCGCCGAGCGAGATACACTACTACCATGGCCAAGCCGACACCCGCCCAATTCACAGCGCAAGTCCAATGGATCCGCGCAGTCGGTATCGGAGCGCGGGTGATGCTGTTGGCACCGGCAGTGGCGGCACACCCGTTCCACTGCAACGTCCTCGCGTTGAGCGGCGACAAGCACGAGCAGGTCACCTTCGGCTTCGACAACTCTCCCAACAGCCCGTTCCCACCCGGCTGCCAGTTCAGGATCATCGTTGAAGAGAGACGACGTCACTTGACCGTCGTTGCTTCAGGCGTCGTCGATTCGCCTCCAGGAACACCAGCTCCCGCAGCACGGACAACGAGCCCGCCACCGAGACAGACCCAACGTCCGCCGCGCCGGAGCCTCCCATCATGATCAGAAGGATGTTCGACAAGCTACAGGTCTTCTTCTACCTCGCAGGCTTCCCACGCCTGGCGGCCTTCCTCGGCAGGTTCGGAACTCCACCGTTGCCGGCCAGTGACAACGAGGACGACCGCATCACCCTGCCCGACATCGAAATCGACATTGAGATCGATACCTCCGAGCTAGAGGGTAGGGCAGGACCGGGTTGGTCGCTCGATGAACCTCCGCCTGAACCGCTTCGTATCATCAACTTCGACCCAACCTTCAACAACCCCGACCCGCGGATCGACCCGGCTCGTGACCTGGCGTTCCCCTCCAGCAAGCTGGATGTGAACTGATCTCTCCTGGGGTGGTACAATCCACCCGTCATGGGAAGGTTGATCCTTGTAGGTGATCTGCACGGCTGCCGGCGAGAAGCCGAAGAGCTGTTGCAGAAGTGTGACGCTCGAGCCGAGGATCACGTCCTGTTCTTGGGAGACCTGGTCGATCGTGGTCCAGACAGCGCGGGCTGCGTAGACCTAGCCCTTAGGATCGAGGGGCGACAGGGGAAGCCTGCCTGCATCCTCGGCAACCACGAGGAGAAGCACCTCTTCTACGAGGACATCCGCGAACGCAAGGGCCACGTCAACGTCGACATCCCGACTCACATCGAAACCCGCAAACAGCTGAAGCGGTACCACTACGACTATTTCCGGGCGATGCCGAAGTTCATCCGCTTCCCGGAGCACAACGTCGTCGCCGTCCATGCTGGCGTCTTCCCGGGTCGCCCCATCGAGAAGCAAAGCGATAGGCACCTGCTCCACATCCAGAGCATCAAGCCCTGGGCTTTCAACGACCAAGGCAAGATGGTGATGAACGAGAAGTCGTTGTGGCCCAGCCGCATCGGTCCCGGTGAAGAGGGCTGGAAGTTCTGGCACCACTTCTGGGACGGACCGGAGCGCATCGCCTTCGGGCACAGCGTCCTCAACAAGCCCCTGATCACCGACAAGGTCATCGGCATCGACGGCGGCGCGTGTTTCGGCCTGGAGCTGTGGGCCTACATCTTGCCCGACAACCAGCTCGTCAGCGTCAAGGGCAAGGGCAAGCACGACCAAGAAGACCTGGACCGTCGAGGCAACCACGACCGCAAGCTCTTCATCATTGACGAAGAACACGGGGTCGGGACGTACTGATGAGCCAGACGGACCGCGCCAAGAAGAAAGCGAAAGCGAAGACCAGCGCTGGTTGGAACCGCGACCGGATGAATGAGACCCACCGGAAGGGCAAACGCCAGGCAAAGAAGCAGGTTCGCAGGGCGCGGCGGCGTGTTCCCGTCAACGAGGAGGAAACTTGAGAAGCCAACAGATGCAGCAGTTCGTCACTCCCGATGAGAACCATGGGTGTGAACACCTTTTCGTCTACCGTGAGCACCGGTGCAGCCAGACCCCAAACGTCCTGACGGCGTTGGACCAGCTGAGCGATGCCATCAAGGACGACCCGGCGAAGACTATCATCGAGGTGGGTACCCTTTTCGGCGCCTTCACCCGGATCCTACAGGACCATGACATCAGCGCCGCCGCTGCGATCCACACCTTCGATGTCGTTGTCACGATGCCCAAGGTCGTCGGTGTCACCCACCACCTGGGCAACGTCTTCGGGCACCAACTGGCGACAGTGAGGTCGCTCATCGAGGCTCCAGGCCGGTGTCTGGTCTTCTGCGACGGCGGGGATAAGGAACGCGAGGTCAACACCTTCAGCGACTTCCTCAAGCCCGGTGACATCATCATGTGCCACGACTACGCTCGAGACCCAAAGTTGGCTGGAAGCGAAGCGTATGGGAAGTGGCCCAGCTACGAGAGCTCCTACGCCAACATGGAGGTCGCCCTGGCTCGAAACAACTGCGTGCCCTTCATGGAAATCCAGATGCAACGTGCCGCCTGGGGCTGTTTCATCAGAGGCTAGGGTACCCGTTGGTGCCCTCGAAGAACTTGTCGAGGAGCTTCTTGGCCTGCTCCACCGTGATGCCGGCGTGCTCGGCGTACATCTTCAGGTGCTGCTCGTCGCGGGAGTCCTGCTCCAGGCGACGCATGTCACCGCGGATCATCGACCTGACGACCTCGTCTGGTCCCACCGCGTAGGCACCCGTCACCGGGTCGGTGTGGGTGTAGCCGGGACCACCGAGCTGGTTGCGCCCGACAACCCGAGCGTAGGACATCGGGTAGCCCATCAGGTCCCCTGACGGCTGGTGTCGATGTGCTTCGCCATGTGGGCGTGTTCAGCTTCCCACTGCTCTTTCGCCTGCTCGACGTCAGCGGCCGTGGCGGGACCCGAGTAGTCCTCTTGCTTCCACACGTCGTAGCGACGCTCGGATGAGTGACTACCGAAGCCCACGCTGATCAACAGAAAGGGTTCGTGTCCAGGTGCATGGACCGTGGTGAAGCCCTTGATCTCGCCAGCGTGCTCACGACCACGGTGATCCTTGACCATGACCCAGTCGCCTGCCTTGAAACCGTCGTGCTCCTCGACCTTCTCGTGGAAGGGAACGCCACGTTGGTGGGCCTTCTCCTTCGTCCAGGGTCCGGTATCAACGGGCCGCTTGGGCCGGTACTTGGCGTCGCGGAGGAGGCCGCGAACCTGCCCCATCGTGGTCTTCATGATCGAATACTCTCAGGAGCTAGACTTGCCGGTCAGCAGCGGCCCCCAGACCGTCTTCCAGTCTGAGGCGACCATGATGCCCGTGATGACGGCGATGCCGCCCGTCGCAACGGGCGCCAGCAGGGGCAGCTTGGTGCCAAGCAGGAAGTAGAGGCACAGCGCTGTCATTCCGAGGCACATGACAAGGCTGAAGATGGGACCGAGGTACTTGCTCATGGCTTGTAACTATCGATCTCGTGGTCCTTGAGGTAGAACCACCCGACCCCCACCAGCATCCCGCCCATCACCAGGAGCCGGGGGACGTCATCGAACCCGATCAACAGGTAGCACGAGGCCCCGGCGACCAGGGCACCCACGAACAGGAGGGGCCAGCGAAATCTCTCCACGTAACCTCACTGTAACACGCTGGTGACACCGGTTGCACCTACTTAGACGCGGAGGAACCCAATGACCAAGATGGACCGCTACGCAGTCATCAACGACTCAACCGTCGTCACTGATGCACAGGTGCAGGAGATGTGGAAGGCCGTGAAGAACCAGATGTTCTACCACGTTTGCCCGGCTTGGAACCGTCCCTTCATGGACAGCGTCTTCGTCGCCAAGGGCGGCACCACACCCGCTGACTGCTACCCGATCTACATCCTGGACAACGCTGACGTGGCGGGAGCCCTGGGCTACCACACCGAGGACCCGGGTGGCAGCGTCTACGGCCGCGTCTTCGCCGAGACCGTCCTCGCTGCAACTGGTTCAATCCTCAATGGCTCGCTGTCGGTCAGCGCCTGCCTCAGCCACGAGGCTATCGAGTTCTTCATTGACAAGCACTGCGACCTGTGGGCACAGTACGACCAGACGCACATGGTCGCCTATGAGGCCTGTGACCCGGTCGAGAACGACAGCTACAACGTCAAGGGCATGACCCAAGAGGTCGCCGTCAGCAACTTCGTCCTGGACGCATGGTTCGACGCTCAGTCGACCGCGGCGGGCACCCAGTGGGACTACATGAAGACGACAACGGGTCCGCTGAAGATGTCGTCGGGTGGTTACATTGTCCTGTTGGACTGCACCACCAACCAGACCTCGCAGCAGTTCGGTTCCAGAGAAGCAGAAGTCCTCCACAACCTGGTCAAACCCGCCCACCCTGCAGCCCGTGCATCACGTCGGGCAGTCGGCCACGGTCACTGAAGCGTCAGTGACGCCAGGTCACTCGGCCCTTGGTAACGTCATAGGGTGACACCTCGATCGTTACGTTGTCTCCTGGTAGCAGCCGGATCCTGTTGATCCGCAGCTTGCCTGACAGCGTACAGACGACGGTGTTGCCCATTGTCGTCTTCACCCGGAACAGCGTTCCGGGCATTGCTTCCTCAACGCGGCCCTCGAACTCGAGGCGGTCTTCCCGTACCTCCTGCTCGGTTGTAGACCCTTGCGCCTGGTTGACCCATCTCCGTCTCTTGCTCATTGTCCTCGTTGTCTTCTTCTTCTGGTCCGCCGAGTCCCGGCGGGGGTGACATCATGCTCGCTTCGCGGTTGCTTCCACTGGAGTTGCCGCCGCTGCCACCGAAGCCGGAGCCGCCACCGTCCATGAAGAAGCCCGCTGAGTTGCGGTTGTCATCGTCGACACCGAACTCCAGCAACCGCCGGATCTCCAGCCTCAGCTCGCGCAGCGTGGTCTTCACGAGCTATATCTAGGGGCTTCTGTGATGTACAGATCTTGTCTGGACCATGGCGAAACAGCGGAAACATGTGTACGTTCCCATCCCGTGTAAGGGATGTAGACAAGAGTTCACTCCCAAGGCTTCGTGCCAGAAGTTCTGCGTCATATGCATCCCCAACAAGAAGGCTCAGGGGCGTCGCCAGATCTACGGCCTCACGCAGCCTGAGTTTGAGAGGATGTTGCAAGAGCAAGACGGGAAGTGCTTCTTTTGCAGACGCGATTTCGCCGCAATGTTCAACGGCAAGTTTTCTCCGATCTGCGTTGACCATGACCATCAGACGAACCGCGTACGAGGTTTGCTGTGTCGGAAGTGTAACATGCTCTTGGGCTGGTTGGAGCTGTGCCCTCCCGGCATCCTGCGAAAGATCGAGAGCTACCTCAGTCATCCGTGTATCTGACTCGGGTGCCTTCTGGACCCGTCGACAGCGACCCAAAGCACATCAGTGACGTCGAGTGGTCAATGGCCCATCCGGCGGAGATCTCGTAGCTGCCCGTCATCACGTACTCGAGGGTCTGGCCATGGTCGATCGGGACCACCCAGACGTTGGCCTTGGGCAACCCCTCGGCCATCTGGGTTTCCCAATCGATCTCACGGATGTAGCCGTCGCCAGTGATGAAGACGATGTCCCCGCTTGGGTGACGCCCCGACGCAAAGATCAGGTCGGCGCGGTTGTCGGCCTTCCTAGCTTCTTCCAGCTCACGTGGTGCCAAGAGCCTCATGTACTCCGGCAGCTCGATCGTGACTGGCCCCTCGGCATGGATGCTAGCGTGGGGGTCGAGGGTCAGTTCCATTCCCGTTTATGGTACATCCATGACGTAAGTAGTACACTTTGGAGGTGAGTGCCCCTGACTTGCTGCCTGGAGACCTCATCAGGATCACGGGCGTCTTCAACGTGTCAGGAAGCCCCGTCCTCGCCAAGGGCCAGGAAGCGTTGGTGATCTCAACGCCTGGCGTTTTTCCTGACCAACGAGAGGCGTTGCTCCTTACAGACGGTCGTTTGGTCACCATCGCTGACTGGTGGCTGCGAGCGAACTGCGACGTGTTGAACGACCCCACACCTGGTCGCTCCCGGCCAGGCCACGTCTGATAGGTACTTGCATGCCTGGTCCTTTCGCTGCCTTCACCATCACACGCAACGAAGCTCTGTTCTTGCCGCTATGGTGCCAGTACTACTCGACGGTGTTCGGCGAAGAGAATTGCTACATCATCGACAACGACACCACCGACGGATCAGTGGAGACAGTCAAGCAACGATTCCCGAGCATCAACGTCGAGCAGCAACACCGTGAAGCGGAACACGACACCCGGTGGTTGCTTGAGGTGGTCCAGCGGAAGCAACGTCAACTGTTGGCATCACACAAGGTCGTTGTCTTTGCGGAAACTGATGAGTTCCTGTTGGCAAAGCCAGGAGGCAAGTACAAGGACCTCCATGATGTGTGTGAACAGTTGTTGGTTGATCCTCACCGCAACTGGATCCAAGCTCAAGGTTGGCAGTGCATGCAAGCACCTGACGAGCCAGCGATCACTGTGGTGAGGGGCGAGCCGGCGTTGAAGGACCGAGCAACCGTCCAACAGCACGAACAGTACTGCAAGACGCTGGTCAGCAAGGTCCCGTTGTCATGGGTCGGAGGCTTTCACTGGCGAGACATCGGGAATGGCCGAGGCGACAAGAACCCCAGCTCCATCGACTCTGACTTGGCATTGTTGCACCTGTGGACGTTGGATGCTGAGGCGTTCATGGAACGTCGTCGTAACAGGATGCAGAAGTGGGGCCAACTCGAGAAGTGGCCCGACATGTGGACGATGTTCAAGGATCAAGAGAACAGCTGCAGGCTGCATGCATCTATGCCTACTCCCGAGGAGTGGAGAGAGCTGTTGGTCTGGTGATGCTGCCGTACGATTACCTCGTCGTCGGTGCGGGTCTTTTCGGAGCCACCTTTGCTTGGCATGCCGTCCAGCGCGGCAAGCGGGTGCTGGTCATCGACAAGCGAGATCACATCGCCGGCAACGTCTACACCAAGCAACAGGAAGGCATCCACGTCCACACCTACGGCCCTCACATCTTCCACACCAGCGACCATGAGGTCTGGGCCTTCGTCAACAAGTTTGCCAGCTTCCACCGCTACGTCCACCACGTCAAGGCCCGCAACGGTGACCGGGTCTTCTCGTTGCCCATCAACCTGATGACAATGTACCAGTTGTGGGGCGTCACCAGCCCGAGTGAGGCCGAGGCCAAGCTCGCTGCGGTGCGGGTCCCGTGCGATCGCCCGCAGAACATGGAGGACTGGGCGCTGTCCCAGGTCGGGCCCGAGCTGTACGAGCTGCTGTTCAAGGGCTACACCACCAAGCAGTGGGGGCACCCGCCCAACGAGCTGCCCGCTTCGATCCTGAAGCGGCTACCCATCCGCCTGTCATGGGACGACGACTACTTCACCGACACCTGGCAGGGGATTCCCGCCGGGGGCTACACCCGGATTGTCGAGCAGCTGCTGGAGGGCTCAGAAGTCCGCCTGCGGGTCGATTACCTGGCCGACAGGCAAGCGCTAGACGCCCTGGCACCGACGGTGGTCTACACCGGTCCCATCGACGCGTACTTCGGCTACTCACTCGGGCAGCTGGAATACCGGACGATGTCGTTCGACACTCAAGTGCTCGACGTACCCGACTACCAGGGCTGCGCCCAGCTGAACTGGACGGGCACGGAAGTGCCGTGGACCCGCACCGTCGAGCACAAGCACTTCGAGATGGTCAACGTGCCCAAGACTGTCGTCACCTGGGAGACGCCCTCAGCTTGGCAACCCGGTAGCGAACCCTACTACCCGGTGTGTGATGCCAAGAACAACGCGCTCTACGTTGAGTACAAGCAGATGGCTGACCAGCTCCCAAACGTCAGGTTCGGCGGGCGCCTCGGCACCTACAAGTACTACGACATGCACCAGGTCATCGCCCAAGCATTGCACATGTGCCGAAAGGAGGGTCTGCTTGCCTGACATCATTGCATCGTTCCTGCTGCCGACCCGGGGTCGTCCCGATCGTCTAGTCCAGAGCATCCAATCGATTCACACTCGTAACGGCAGCATCAAGCGTTGGGATGACACCGACATCCCGAACTACGAGATCCTGATCCGGGCAGACGTTGATGACAAGCCGACGTGCGACCTGGTCAAGCCATGGGTCAACGACATCTATTGCCGGGTCACCCTCGGACCCAGGCACCGCGGCTACCTCGACCTGCACCTGATGGTGAACCAGCTCGCGGTCCGTGCTCGAGGCGAGTTCCTGGTGTTGTGGAACGACGATGCCCTGATGCAGACGGAAAACTGGGACGACGTGTTGAAGCGACACCTTGCTGACCCGCCACGCATCTACCATCCCACCTCAGCCGGGACCAACCGCAACATCTTCCCGATCGTCAGGCGTAGCATCTACGGAGCTATGGGCCGCTTCAGCGAGAGCGCTCTCAACGACTTCTACGTGTGGACGCTGGCCAAGCGGTTGGGCATCAACACCCACATTGACATCGACATCAAGCACGACCATCCTCAGGTCGGCGGCACCAACATCGACCAGACCTACCTCGATGCAGCCGCCGCATGTGGTATCGTCAAGCACGACGACAAGGATCCTCGGATCCTAGCGTGCCTGGCTGAGGACGAGGCCAAGATCCGAACGTTGCTCAATAGGTGAGCAGCGACCGCCAGTGATCGGGCACCGGCGTCTCAGGACCGACGGCATGGGGATCACCCTCGTTGACCCATGGGGCTTTGTGAGTCCTGAAGTACTCGCTTGCGGTCGCCTTGTTGAGGTCCAGGAACCTGCCGCTGTGTCGATTCACGTACTCGTCAATGTCAACGCGCCAGGCATGAAGCAACGCTAGATCGACATCGATGGGTTCATCAACCTGCTTGACTCCGGCGTCGAAGAAGTTGTGGAAGCCCTTCTGGTACACTATCGGTTTCTTGGTGATCAACGTTTTGTCGTACGTTGGCAGCAACCACATCGAATTGCGAGCTTCCAGGAGGCTCGCGCCGGGCTCGCGTCTGACAGCCGGCTCCGTATCGATCTGCTGGACAACGTTCCAACCCTGAGCCCGACGCCTTGTCGAGGTTGGATCATCATTGAACTGTTGACAGTAGTCGAGCAGACCTGCATACCTGGTGCTCGGGATCAGGTACTCGTCGGTCTCGCTGAAGACAACAACGCGGTAACGTTGAAGCAGCTCACGTTGGAACGCTTCGACAGTCCCCTTCAAGAACAGGCTGACATGCGCCACAGGTGAGTCTCGAAAGACGAAGTTGACGGTTGGGTGCAACGCTCTTGCCTCTTCAACGCTGCCGTCCGTCGTCGAGTTGTTGATGACATAGACGTCCTCTGGCGGGAAGACCTTCGTCATGTAGTTGAGCCACACCCGGAGAAACAGGGGCTCGTTGCGCGTGATGGTGAAGGCAGCGAAGTCGTGTTCTCCCATGTGTAGATTGTACCTTCTCCTAACTAGAGTGAAGCATGTGGACTGAGCGCCCGAAGTGGACCGACGGGCTCATCCTGGCGACAGCGGTGGGTCTGGGCCTGAGCGTGATAGTTAGCATCGGGCGCGAACCTGACCAACCTCAGGCCACCGCGCCCACCTGCCAGGAAGTCGTCGTGATCGTTCACCAAGGGGAGGAGATCCTGGCCCAGTGCCCGCAAGGGTCCTGGATAGACATCGTTGACAACAACGTCGTCTGCAGGTGTGGGCCCCGTAGAGAGCCGCTGTGGTTCGAACACATCCAGCCCGTTCCTCCAGCTCCAGAGCAACACCGGACAGACCGCCCCTTCAAATTCGACGGCAAGCAAGGGACCCCGATCTGACCATCAATGCCTCCACTTGTACTCCTGATCGTAGCCTTCGTCATCGCTGTCACTCTTCTTCCCCGTCTCTGGGTGCTACGCCACAAGCATGAGACACGGGAGCTGCCGTTCATTGCCGACATCACGCATGGCATCTGTCCACGCTGCGGTGACACCCACCCCGAAGCACAGGTCATCCGGGACAAGCCCGCCAGCTTCTGGCAACACTTCAGCTGTCGCTGCGGGTTCGCGGTGAAAGCGCATATCAAGTCTGACTGACATTCAGCGTTGGGTGGAGTAAGGTGGGAAGAGGAGGCTCTTCTCATGAGACGTTTTGTTCCCGCCCTCGCCGCAATGGCGCTCGTATGCGGTTGCGCAGCAAGCGCGCCGCCCCCGCAACCCGTTCCCCCGAAGGCCGCAATCGTGGCCTTGGCTTCGCCGCCCGCACAGCTGGCCCCGAAGCCCACCACCAACCACATCGTCCACAAGGATTGGGACATCACCGTCCCCGCTGACTGGACCGTCAGCGACGAGGATGAGACGGGCGTCAAGGCTGTTCGAGCTGCCGACAAGGCGAACCACGTGCTGCCCGCGCTGGTCGAGGTTGCCAGCCAAGACGTCGACCCCACCATCGATGCCAAGCAGAACGCGGTGATGCTGTCAGTGATGTGCGTCGCTGCCGCTTCACAGGACAACGAGGACAACATCGACGGTGTCCGTCGCGGGTTCATCGTCTACGAGGGTCGCATCGGCTCGTTGACACAGGTCGGCTTCAAGAACGGCAGCTTCACCGGTTGCATCGGCCTCCTCGATGAGACAGCACATCGGTCGTACCTGATCGTTGCAGTTGCCCCACAGGACGACGGTCACCTGATGGCCACGATCTCGAAGACGTTCCACCTGCACAACCCGGCGCCGCCGCTGTCGAAGGACGATGACGACGACTCCACGCCGCCGGCACCCGATCCGAAGGCGGTACCGAAGCACACTTCGCTGAGCCTGTGAACGACGTCTGTCGCGAGCATGTGCCCGCGACGATGAGACCTGGGGACCTCATCAGGTTCCACGGGTTGGTAGGCGAAGACCGTGGCCCATGCCTCGTCATCGCAGTGTATCCCTGGCCCGACGTCGAGTACCCGGGCAAGAGGGTGTTGCTGCTGACGAGGCATCGCCGTTTGCTCACCCTGGAGATGGGTGGACCTGATGATGACCGGCCTTGGACGCTGATGAATGACGACTAGTGAACAGTGGCTGAAGCGCCTGGCTCCGGGGACCATGCTCTACAACAAGGTCAAGCCCGAGCGTGGCTTCTTCCTTGTCATCACCGCTGATGTGAAGGAGTTCCCTGGGAAGTGGACTGAGCTGTTCGTCTTGGTGGTGACGCCAGAGTGCACATTGAAGAAACTCGAGGTAGAATCGGGTGTATTCACTGGCAACTGGGCCATCGTCGATGTCGACTGAACTGCTGACACCCCTGCCCGGAGACACCGTCTACGCGGTGCACCGGATGCGAGCTTGGGAGAACGACCACGAGCGTGGTGTGGACGGAGTCTGGGTCGATCCCGAACAGGTCGCTCTCGTCATTGAGGTCAAGCGTGTCGGCCGTGGCCGGACCCGGATGCGGGTGCTGACGAACCAGCGGATCGTCATGTTCTCGTGCTACACCCGAGACCTGGCACGGAATTGGCGCGTGGTGGGCCGACAGTTACCCACCTCTGGCAGCCTGTGATTATTCCGTGAGCCTCTGAGAGCCAAACAACCGGGCCGGATTGTGGACCTCGTCCGGGTGGATGATGCGATTGCCAGGCACCCGGTAGAAACCTGGCGAGACGATGCTGTCATCGTGCTCGTTCCCGATCAGCTTCTGGTCTCCCTTGATGCTGCCGAAGAAGACGATGTAGTACATGTGGGAGTCCTCGTAGAGAGCGCTGGGCTCCGTCCACTGGTGCGAACGCTGGACAACGAGTCCCAGCTGCAGGCCCCGGGTGAACTGTTCGATCTCGGTGCCACACCGAGCGATGAGGCTCGATTCGAGGACGACGATGAGGTCGCCGGGCAGCCAATCACGCGTAGGCATGCAGCAATTCCCACCCGTGGTATGGGCCCAAGAACCTGATGCCGTAGGGCGTATCTCCGTACGTCATCACCCAGTACTTCCAGGGCTGACTGTCGGTCAGGCCACGCTCCTTCGCATCTGGGATCTGGTCGCTGGGTTGGACGCTGATGACCAGAGCGTTAACCTGCCATGACTTCCCCACGTCCTGGTGTAGGGTCAACAGCACTGGGTCCCCGGGCACGAAGGCGGGCTTCATGGCTTCAACGACCCCCGCTCTGCAACGCTAGGAACGTTGTTGAGGTCGATGACCTGCAACGCGTCAGCCAGATGCCACTTGAACTTGGTCTGCTTGTCACCCGTCGTCCACAGCACCAGCCAGTTGTCTTCGGCGTCACGTCCGATGACGAGGCCCATCAAGTCGGCATCGACCTGCCACCTGATCCTCTTGACTACCAGCTCACCGGGCTTGAGGGGGAGGGCCACCTCTGTACGTATCTCGCCTAATCTCCCGCCTGACCGCTAGCACCAGGCTGACCACGACCCAGATGCCCGCAAGGATGACTAGCCCTCCCAGGATGTCGAGGGTGTAGATGATGTCGTCGAGGGTCATCCCTTGGCCGGATGGAGTTGGGCCAGTTCGCGGAGGACATCGACGGCCTGCTGCTCGAACTGGCCGACGATCTGTGCTGCCACGTACGCCTTTCGGTACAGCCACAGCGCCCTGATCAGCTGGGTCCCGATGACGATCGCGAGAGCGAACCAGCCGCTGGCACCGCAGAGCCAGGCAACCAGCGACAGCACCGACGCGCTGATGACGCCGCCCGTTGCAGTGCCCCAGGCGTTGCGTCGCAACAGGTGGGAGTGGTAGACGTCACGGTAGAGTGCCAAGGCCAGGCCGAAGCTCGCCGCTTCCTCCTCTTTCACCTGGTGCCAGTCGACCTTGCTGGCCTCGTCAGTCATCAGGGTGTCAACGTCAACGTCGACATCCGCAGACTGGATCGTCACTTCACTGCTGTCCATTGTCTTGCTCCTTGCTGGGCTCGTCATAGACGACCGCGTCGAGTGACAGGAACGTCGTTGCCACGCTGGCGGCGTGCTTGAGGGCTGACCGGGTCACCTTGACCGGGTCGATGACTCCAGCCTGGACCAGGTCCTCGTACTCCCCCGTTGCCGCGTTGTACCCGCGGCTGTCGGAGCGCTCACCCCGTTCGAGCTCAGCAACGACGACGTCAGCGCTGGTGCCTGCGTTCTGGACGATGCGCTGGAGGGGCGACAAGCACGCCTTGAACACAGCCGTCGCTCCATGGACCTCGTCGGGGTCGACACCCTCGGCCTTGCCGACGGCGCTGCGGACCTTGGTCACTGCGTTGAACAACGCCATGCCACCGCCCGGGACCAGGCCCTCTTCGGTTGCTGCCTTCGTTGCGTTGAGAGCGTCCTCGATGCGGAACTTCCGCTCCTGCATCTCGATCTCGGTGGCACCACCGACGCGGATCACTGCGACGCCGTTGGCCAGCTTCGCTGCCCGCATCCGGAGCTTCGTCAGCTCGTCTTGAGCCAGGGTCACGTCAGTGGCCTGGACACGTAGCTGTTCCACGTGCTGGGCGACCTTCTCCTTGGTTGCGCCCCCAGCGACGATGGTCGTCACCTTGGCGTCCGACGTCAGCTTCCTGACCTGGCCCAGGTGGGTGCCCTGGATGTCCTTCAGGCTTAGTCCCGTCGCGCTGGAGATGAGCGTGGCCCCTGTCAGCACGCAGATGTCCTGCAGCAGCTCCTGACGGTGCTGGCCGTAGCCCGGTGCCTTGACGGCGACGACGGGCAGCTTGCCCTGGGCCCGGTTGATGACGAGGCCCGTCATGGCGTCACCCTCGAAGTCTTCAGCGATGATCAGCAGCGGCCGCCGTGCCTGGGCCACCTTCTCGAGGGCAGGCACGATGTCAGCGAAGGAGGACAGCTTCTTGTCGGTGACCAGCACCAGAGCTTCCTCGTAGACAGCCCGCATCCGCTCCGGGTCGGTGATGAAGTACGGGCTGACGTAGCCCCTGTCGATCTGCATGCCCTCGACGACCTCCATCGAGGTCGACATGCCCTTGGCATCTTCGACGGTGATGATCCCGTCACGTCCCACCCGCTCCATGGCATCGGCGATCAGCTTGCCGATGACAGCATCACCGTTCGCTGAGATGGTGCCGACCTGGGCGACTTCCTCTGAGGTCTGGACAGCCTTGGCCGATCGCTTGAGCTCCTCGAGGACCAACTCCACAGTGGTGTTGATGCCCCTGCACACTGCCAGCGGGCTCATCCCCGCCTCGACCAGCTTCATGCCCTCGCGGACCAGCGCCTGGGTCAGGACGCTGGCGGTCGTGGTGCCGTCACCAGCGACGTCGTTGGTCTGGCTGGCTGCCTCACGGACCAGGTCTGCCCCCATCCTTTCGACTGGATCACGGAGCTTGATCGACTTGGACACCGTCACCCCGTCCTTGGTGACCAAGGGTGCCTGCCCCTGTCGCTGGATCAGCACCGTCTTGCCCTTCGGGCCGAGGGTGCATCCGATGGCGTCAGAAGCCTTGTCGAGGCCTGACAGGAGCTGCTTGCGAGCTTCGCTGCTGAAGATGATCTGTGTCGTGGATTCGCCGGGCATGTTCATGCCCCGATCCTACACCCGACTGGGGACGCTGTTTCAGCCCTCTTTGGTGACCTTGATGTAGACCGGCTGACCACGGCGCCATGCAATGGCGATGTTTCCATCCTTGTAGTCCTGGATCATCGCCATGAGGACCAGCTTCTGCTGGCTGTCGTGGGTCTTGCTGGCGTAGCGGAGCAGCTTTTTCTCAGTGAAGTCGACAACGTTACGACAGACGTTGCCACCGTGCAGCTGGAACTCCGTGCAGCGTTCTTTCCGCTCAGGCAGGTTGGCAGCATTCCGCGTAGCCATGTCAGGAGTAAGTAGGCCTCGCGAGCTCATGTCAACACCAGCTTGTCACCGAGCCCAAATGACAACGCGCCGGTCTTCCCGGCGCGTGTCAAGGGATCATGTGGGTTGTTCTTCGTCAGGCTAGGTGGTGAGTTCTCCAAGCGATCCATGATGTTGCCATCGTACTCTTAAGTACGGCCGAGCGTCACCGTTTACGCTTCGTCAACTGCTTCTTCAGCTGCAGCTTGGCTTGCTTGCGGCGTTTCTTGAGGGCCTTCTTGACGCCCTTCCAGACCTTTGCCTCATTCATCGGGACGGGTGTGGTGTCCTTCACCGCGTCCTTGACGAACTTCTTGAGGTCGGACTCCTTCAGCTCCCGGAGTCCTCCTCCCCCTCCTCCGGATCTAAAGGGTCGTCGTCTTCGACGTCGTCCTCCTCTCCTAGCGGAAGTCCCATCTCACGTTGGAAGGTGTCGATGGCATCCTTCAGCTGGTCGGGGGTGATCTCGCTCTCATCTCCCTGGTCTGCGGGTGGGGAAGCTTCGCCTGGGACCGTGGTATTTACCGCGGCGTTTACCTTTGCGGCCCGACCGATGAGCGACCACATCCGGGCCATGCCGTCGTCGTCCTCGTCACGGTACTTGCTGAGGCCCTTCACCCGCTTCGCCAGCTCCTTGACGCTCTCGGCGGCTTCCTCAGGGCTGAGGTAGGTCCGTCTGACGACGTACTCATGGATGAAGGCGATGGGCCAGTCCTTGACGTAGTCGTAGCCGTCGTTGTACTCGCCCAGTACGTGGCGGACCACTTCCTCGTCCAGGGTGTCGACCAGCTCAATCTCATCGATGCGGCCTGGACGTTGCAGGGCATCGTCCAGCTTCCGTCGGTTGTTGACGGTGATGATGACCAGCTTCACCTTCTCTTGGAAGTACTCCAACGTCTCCAGCAGCTGTGCCTGGTGGTGGGTGCGATCGAAGTCATCCAAGATGACCGCATCAGGTTGGAAGATGTTCAGCGCCTCGAACAGGGTGGAGTTGTCGAGCTGGCCGAGGTCAGCGATGCGGATGCGGAACGACCTGAACCCCATCAGCTCGACGATCGTCCGTGCCATCGTCGACTTGCCGGTGCCGGGTGGCCCGTAGAACATCACGGTGCGGGGCACCCCCGCGGCGATGGGCTTCTTGAGGTACCGAGCGTACTCGGTGGCCCGCTTGGACTGCTTGCTCTCGAAGGCATCGTCCTGCTCGAAGATGACCCGAGCCTCGTTCTCCTTGAGGATGAGGCGGTTGTTCTTCCGCATCACCAAGCTCTTGCCCTGGAACTGTTCCCACAGGAGCTGCTTGATGTAGTCCTTGGCCTCCTGCATCCGCTCGGTCTCGACGTAGATGTTGTCGACCGTCTGCAGGCGTCCGGTGTAGGTCCAGCCGACCTTGAGGCCATTGGGCAGGGTGCAGACCCGGATGAAGGTGTTGTCTTCCGATGTCTTGATCCTCTCGTATGGGAACTTCTGGAGCACGTGGAGCAGGGTCTGGGTGAAGTCCTGGCTGTAGGGCTCCGTCCATTCGTCTCCGGCGAAGTAGTCCTCGCTGTAGACCTCGACGTCTTCGATCATGGTCTTGCCCATGGCGAAGGCTGCCTTGCCCGCCGTCCACCATGAGGGCTTGTCCAAGAACGGCGTCGCCGCGTTGAACAGCTCGGTGCCCAGGGCAAACGCGCGCTTGACCTTGCTGATGCTGAGGAAGCGCCTGATCTCTTCGATCAGGGGCATGTCCTTCACCACCTTCAGCAGGTCCTCGTCGTCGGGAGCCATCAGCCCGCCCTTCTTTCCCATGTCTTCCTCTTTGTCTTCGGTGACTTCGACGTCAAGAGCATCAATGAACTCGTCTGCTACGTCTTCCCACTTGGTCGTCATGCACACAGGTCCTTCGCCAGTTTTCCCTCTTTCTCCAACGTCATGTTCGCATTGAGCTCCCAGTGGAGTGGGATGAGCTTCAACCTCTTGGCGGCATGGACCAACGTCCGAGCATGGTAGTACAACACTCGGGCTTCTGGCATCACGCCCGGCGGTCGCTTGATCTTGAGGAACCGCTTCTTTGCGTCTTTGACGATCCACCACGGACCGGTGTGCTCCTCTCGCTGGTAGCCTTCTTGCAGGTACTGGTCGACAGCAACACGGAGCTCCTCAGGTACCCGCTTCCAGGTGTCCTCGTTCTTGACGCAGAGGACGATGTAGTTGATGTAGTCCTTCCACGCCTTGATCTGACGTTCCCATTCCCGTTCGGGGTCAGCGTAGAAGCCAACGCATGACTCAGTGAAGACCTTGGGCCCACAGACGATGCCGATCTCGATCTCCTCCGGGAAGGGCTGCCCGCCAGCGTCTACGTTGCCAACCTTGGCCGAGTCCTCGTGCGACTCGTTCTTGAGGTGCAGCACGTGCCTGATGGGTCGACCACAGCAAGCACACTTGCTCTTGCCGTAGTGGAAACCGCAGATGATCCACGAGCCCGCAGCAATGAGGGGCTTGAAGTTCTTGCCGTAGGCTTTGACGTGCCTATCGTCACTGGCCCGCTCGATGACGTCAGTCTGTTGGGTCTGGTATCGCACTGGTCAGCCTCCTTGTGGGAACATGAGCGCTGACTGTCACAGTGGTGACCCCATCGGGCCCGGAGAGCTTTGCAGCCTCCATGAGGAGTCGCATCAAGTTCATCATGGTTGAGCGCACGTCGCGGCCGCCGACCTTGACAGTCGTCGTCTTCACGCAATCGAACTTTTCTGGAGTGCTCAACCGATGACCTCGATGTCTTCGTCCTTCAGCTCAATGGGCTCCAAGTCACTGAAGTCCAGATGCAGCAAGCGCCCCGCTAGTGTCAACGGCGTGTGTTGGCATGCAGGGCCCTCCTTGTACCAGTACTCCACAACCCCTTGATTGGACACGGTGACCAGGCTGGTGCTCCTTGTCCCGAAGGCAAACTCGTCAGCATGGACGCACAGGGCCTGGAACGGGTCGTCCTTCGCCTTCCTGTTTGAGAAGTGAGAGGCCAGCGTGACGAGCAGTCGTGTCTTGACTTCCTCGAACGGGACGGGAGGGTCATCGATGAGGCTCTCTGTCATCCGCTTGGCCCAGTCGGTCTTCTCGGCGTACCTGGTACCCCAACAGTCGTTGCTGATGACGTTGATGCCTTTGGGCATGGGCAACATCTCGATGTGGTTGCCTGGCAACACTCGGGTCAGGAACATCGCACCGGGCCTGCCAAAGACCAGGTTGAAGGGGTTGTAGTCTTCAGGGTCGATGGATGCCAGCACTCGAGCGGCAATGGTGTGGTTGCCCGCTCCGAGCACCCGGAGGACGACGTCGCCCCGAGACTTCTTGTGTTCGTCGTGGTGTTGGTCGTCCTGATTGGTGATGCCAACGAACCACCCCGTCTGGTCAACGCCCATCCAAGTGCCACCACGTTCGTCATCGTGGGGCATGATGAGGCTGATCAGGTTGGCCTTCTGTGTCACGTCAGGTGGGCGTGACTTGCGGTCGTACCTCTCGTCGCGGTTAGCGGCGACGATTAGTGGGTACCCCTCCACCTGCTCGTTGAGGATGATGAGCGTGCACACCGCTCACCTGTCGTCGTCTTCTTCGTCCTCATCCTCGTCGTCGTCGCTCTCCTCGTACTCATCGTTGGGAGTGAAGACGGGAGCGTCAGCTCCCGGGTGGAGCTGGATCTCGCACCAGACCAGCTGCCCGTCGGAGATGATGAAGTGAGAGGTCTTGTAGTTGTTGATGTCTTCACCGTCGTCATTGACCTCCCCGTAGGTGACGCTTCCCTCGGCCTGGCCGCGGAGGAGCGGGACCACCTTGTTGACGAAGATCGGGAAGAAGGTGTTGGCCGCGGTCTCGTCGTAGCCGCTGTCATCGTCGTGCCAGTCGAGGCAGTTGATCTCCAGGCCGGCCACCGACTTCTTGACAACCTTGGCACCGCACTCTCGACAGAACTTGGCGTTACCGTAGCTGGTGGTGCCGCAGGCACACTTGACCTTCTCTTTGGTCTGCGAGTTGATCTTGTCCTCCAGCTCACGGAGGAAGCAGTTCTCGGGAAGGTCCCCGTCGTACTTGTCGAGGAGCTTCTTGGCATCGCGCGGGTCGATGTTGAGGGTTGAACGCTCAGGCCTCAGGAACGTGACGCTGTCGATTCGAGTGCTCATATCGGTGCCTCCATCAATCTCTTGCCCAAGTCCTTCAAGAACTCGGGCCCGTACTTCAGGTTGCCTGTTGCCTCGAGGTCTCGCTCGAGGAAGTCAGGCAGGACTTCGTCCTGGCACCGTGCCGAGGCGATGCCCCAGGCGATCGCGGCGACGCTGTCAGTGTCCCCGCCCCACTCGATGACCTGTCGCATGATGCCCATCAGGGTCGGTTGGGTCGTCAACAAGGTATGCACCGCCCATGCAGTGTTCATGCCCACATCCCACGGTGAGTGCTTGGCTTTGCCGGTCACCGGGCCCACCCAGGGCTCACGGAAGCGCTCGAAGGCCGGGAGCTGGTTGGCCAACCACCCGGTCATGCTGGGGAAGTCTCGACGGTCATAGAGGGCAAAGTGTGACATCAGGGCCACAGCCACCGAGGCAGTCACGCCCTCGTAGGTCGCATGGGTGGTGCCCGCCTGGCGCATCGCCATCATCTTGACCCACTCCGGGTCGGCGATGGTGCCGAGTGGCACGCTCCGCATCGCCGCACCGTTCTTGGTCGAGTCGGGCTTCAGGGTCAGCCGCAGCTCGTCGCCGGACTTGACTGACTCGAGGATCGCCTGGAAGTTGCGGGAGTATCCATCACGGGGATCACGCTTGAAGGCGTTGAACCAAGCCTCGATGAAGTCCTCGTGCTTAGCGCTCCTACCCTTGGCCAACAGCACTTCGGTCAACGCGATCGACATCTGGGTGTCGTCGGTGTACATGCCGGGCCGGAGCTTAGTGTGGGTCGGGTGCTGCAGGTACTGTTCGAATCGGCGAGCCCACTCGTAGAGGCCTGGGTTCTCTGCTTCCTTGACGTACTCGACGCACGCGGCGTAGGCGTCGCCCTGCGCGATACGGAGCAGCATCAAGTCGTTGCGGTGTCTCACGCAAGCACCATGATCTGCGTAGGTTGGATCTGGTCGCGGACCAGCTCGAGCTCTTTGATACGACGCTTCAAGCGCGTTTTCTCTTCAGCAAACCTGGCTTCCGAGAGCGTCTTCTCGGCCTCCTCGATCTGGAAGATCCTCAGAGACATCGCCTCGATGACCATCTGTGCGCCCTTCGGTGTCATCCCCATCTCCTGTGTCCGATGCGGTTCTGTTCGACCTTGTCCTCGAGCACGTCGTTGAGGCACTCGGCAGCGGTCTCCCAGATGTCATACGACCTGCTGAGGCGGTTGTACTTCCACCCTTGTGTCCTGCGATCAGCCTCGTTCTTGCAGATGCGTGCTAGCTCCTCGTCGAGCCAGTAGCCCAGAGCGACCTGGATCTTGAGGTCGGGCCCGGGCGTGTAGTTCGGGGACCGGCCGACGAGGTAGGGTGCGAAGAGCCTGTCAACGTCGCCTTCGACCGCAGCCTTGATGTTGGCCACGGTGTAGGGCTTCGTCTCAAGGTGCTTCTTCCAACAGGCGCACTTCACCATCGCCAGCGCGCTGCACTGGCCACAGGTGTGGCGAATGCCCTTCTTGTTGTGAAGGCACTCGGGGTCAGTGCACCACTGCTCAGCCACCGGTCCTGCCCTGGCCCTCAGGATCGCTTGGCTCTTCCTGGGTCAGGACGATCTGGTAGACACCACCGTCAAGCTGAAGCTTGGCGACGGAAGGCGTCGAGTGGAAGAAGTACTGCTTCTGCGGGTTCTCACCCTTGGCGCGAGCCAGCAGGCACAGCGCAGCGTCGAGCTGCTTGAAAACGGCGGGCACGTCGGGGGTCTTCACAACCTTGACTTTGATGTCGCTCACGGGTTCTCCTGGATGACCATGTCATCGATGCGTGCTTTGATGGCGTCCTTCTGGTCCTTGTTGAGCTTGTCGTTCCAGAGGACCAGAAAGTTCTGGAGACGTGCCTTGTCGTTGCTGAAGAGGGCTTGCCCCAGCTCACTGCGGAGGCGCTCTTCCTCTTGTCGCTTCGACTTGTCACTGCGAACAACGGCAATGAAGCCGCCGAGCAGTCCCGCCATCAGGACGACCGCACCGATGTCAACAAGAATCATGTGCCTATTCATACAACAACGGGCGCCCAGTTTTCACCGAGCGCCCGTTGTGGGAGGAACGACTACGTTGTCAGCTCTGAGACGAATCGGGTGGCGTCACCGGCGTCGCCGCCGGCACCGTCGTCCCGACGAACGTCACTCCAGGCGGGAGGCTGGGAGCGGCGTTGACATTGAGCCCGGCGAGCAGGTTCGGGTCGAGCTTGTTGGGGTCGATGTTCACCACGCCAGCGACTCCACCGAGCGGGTTGTTGCCACCCAGGTTGTCGCCCGTCGAGGCGTTGTAGGTGGCCTGGTCGAACAGGTGCTCTTTGACACCGCTTCCCTCGCTGCGGTACGCTGCGACGTTGGCAGACAGGCTCGACATCATGCCCCGTGAGTGGGCCGCATCAGCGGTGTAGGACACTGAGTTCGACGCATGGACACCGAGGCTGGTGCCGACAGCATAGGCGTCCTGGTTGGCGCCGAGGAAGATGAACTCCCACTGGTATTTCGAACGCTGGTGGGTGATCTTGTCGAAGATCCTCTGACGCCCGATCTCCCCTTGGAACTCCTTGCTGCTGTTCTCTCCACCGTCGCTGACGATGACGAAGAGGACCTGGCTCGGACGTTCGTGTTCAGGCGTCTTGCGGAGACGTTCACCGACGTCACCCACCGCTTTGCCGATTGCGTCGTACAGAGCGGTCATGCCACGGGGTTCCAGCGTGTACTTGGGGACCCGTGACAGGGACAGCGCCTGGTACTTCACCTCGTACTGGTCGTCGAAGTCGTACAGGGACACCAGGCACTCTCCTGGCACTTGCTTCTGCTTGTTGAGGAAATCGTCGATGCCGACGGTCATGGCCTCTGCGATGCTGCTCATCGAGCCGCTGCGGTCGACGAGGAAGATGATCTCAGTCTTGTTGGGTTTCGTCATTGGGTCAGTTTCTCCAGATCTCAGGCACGTGGTCAATCTTCTCGTACTCGATGCCGTCAGCCTCAAGGGCTGCACGTGCCTGGCACCTGAGACACGTTACTTTGGTGCCCGGGTCGTAGTGCCCAGGCGTCACCTTGCCAGTCATGGGATCATAGGTGCTGAGGCTGGCGCTACCGTTGATGTGGTAGCACGAGCACCTGCCCTTTGACAGCTCCTTGACAAGGGCGGTCACCTCCGCGGTTACGATGTGCTCGCTCATAGAACAAGACCATACACTGGGTCGTAGATCGAGTATTGGCGGCACTCGTTCTTGGCATGCCACTTCCTCCAGCACAGCTTCCGTGCGACCTCGCAGCCACACTCGCCCGTGTTGTGGATGCCCTCGTCCTGCTCGTTGGCGATCTCTCGCTTGCAGTCGGGGCAGACCTCGCGACCCTCTGCCATCAGTTCATCATCGACACGGTGGTCGAGCAGATCGAGATGCTACCCTGGCCGGGTGGAGGATCACCGACGTAAACGTCGCCTGGGTACGGCTGCCAGGGCTGGACGTAGGGTTGATTCGGCCAGATCGTTGGGACTGGTTGCCAGGGGTTGTAGGGCTGGACGTAGGGGCCCGCGTAGGGCATTCTCTGTCCACAATGGGGGCAGTGACCGCAGTTGCGGCAGGGATCTCCGTGTGACATGGTTCTCTTTCAGTGTTGGACGCTCGGGACCCAGTGCGTAGTGCGACCATCCTTGGTCTCTTCCTTGACGACTGGGTTGCCAATCGGGTCCGTCTGATTACCATACACCGCGAAGCGGCGTTGCATGCCACCTTTTGAGCCGTCAACGTTGCGGTAGGTGCTGATGGTCGCACCACCCGTGTTGTAGCTCGCCTTCATCACGTTGACGATCTGCTGGCGGAGCCGCTCGATCTCCTGGTTCGACAGCTCGCAGACGATGCGATGTGGGCTGAGCTCGGCTAGGTACAGGGCCTCGGCCTTGACGTAGTTGCCAACCCCGCTGACGCACGACTGGTCCATCAGTGCCTCGGCCAACGTTTTCTGGTTGCGGCGGTTGAGGGCGATCCGGAACTGTTGCTCGTTGGGCGGGTTATGTAGCATGTCTGGCCCGAGCGATGCCAGTTTTTCTTGGTGCAGCTCGTCGCTGTGGACGAACTTCAGGGTGCCGAAGTGCCGGTGGTCGTTGAAGTACAGGGCGGGTGGCTGGACGAAGTTGCCGGTCGCATCGAGGGGTGAGCCAGAGTCGTTGTAGTTGATTCCGAAGCCTGCGTGTTTGGTCTGCTCTGACGACCACTGGCCCGACATCCCGTATGTGATCCATAGGCGCCACGGTGGTTCGCTCCGTTCGGGTCCCACCAGCTTCCGTGGGAAGTCCATCGTCCACCACATGAACTTGCCCTTGCAGTCGACCTCGGTCACCCGACAGGCACCCCGACCGCGAAGCTCGCCGAGGAACTCGGCGAAGCCCTCGGGTGGCCGCTGCACGTACCGGCCCGTGGTGCCCACGAAGGCATTGACGATACGCTTGCCCACAAGCAAGCGGCACAGGTGGTCGGTGCTACGCCGGACCTCGGGACCCTCGGGCATGACATCACCTTACCACAGGTGTGCGCCAGGGTACATGTACTTGTGCCCGAAACGTATAGCTATGTTCTAAGGGGTGTGTTATGAAGCGTCTGGCGGTCTGGGCCTTGGCAGTTACGTTGCCGGCCTGTTGTGTAGCAGCCAGGACGTCGACGGTGAACCCGTCAACACACCTGACTCTGGTCGAACAGCTTGAAGCAGAGTCACCTGCGTTGGTCTGGTTCAGCGATGGAGAAGGGCACCACACCTACGACACTGACAACGTTCCCAATGGCTACAACCTGGTGCCGTACTGTGCCTCAGTGTGGATCAGCCCCGATACGATCTTGACCGCTGAGCACTGCGTCGATGACATCGGTCGCCCGAACGAGAAGGCAGACACCAGCACCGATGACAACACCGGTGACGACGATGATCCGACCCAGTTGCTGCTGCAACTCCTGGACCAACTACAGGCCCTGAAGGCACAGACGGTCGCTTGGACGCCGGTGGGTCAGGCTGTCCTGTACTCCAACCGTGAGGACATCGATCCCAAACACAAGGCGTACCACTCTGGCAGGGTCACCGCGGTCGACATGATCAATGACCTGGCTCTGATCAAGGCAGATGCTCCGGGCAACCACTTCGTTGCCCATCTTCGCCAGGGGACCATCCACGATGGTGAGGAGCTCCACGTTGTGGGAATGCCCGCCGGGTCTTGGTGGTCCTACAGTCACAACTACGTATCGGGTGAAAGGCCCGAGTACTGGGACGGCAAGCACACTCGCCCGATCATGCAGACATCGGGTCCCCTCTTCTTCGGCAACTCCGGCGGTGGAGCCTTCGACACTGATGGCAATCTGGTCGGCATCGCTGACGCCATCAGCAGGGTCCCATCAACGGGCTTCTTCATTCCTCGGGACGTCATCCAGGGTTTCCTCACCGCCAACGGCTTCAAGCGTTGACGGGCTGGTGCTGGACATACCAACGCCAGTAGTCGGTCAAGGCATGGTCCTTAGGGGCTTCGTCCCCGATGATGCCCTGGCAGAAGATCTCCCAAGACCGAGCACCGTACTCACCGATCCCGGGCAGGTCCCGGGCGTGTTGCCATGGTCCCGCCAGGTACAGGTGGGTCATCTTCATCATGTTGTCGGTGCGTCGGGTAGCGAAGCCCAGGCTACGACAGACGTCAGCGACAGCTAGCGGGTTGGCGTTGATGAACGCCTGCGGCGTGGGCCACAGTCGCCTGAACTCAGGCAACACCCGCTCGACTTGCTTCCGGCTCGTCTGGTTCAGCATCATGCAGCTGATCAGGATCATCCACTCGTCCGGCCACAGGTCCTCCTGTAGCAACCCGAACGGGCTCCTGGGCGGCGTCCACCTTTGGTTCATCGTTTGCCTCTCCCATCATGATCAACAGGCGGTGTTGCTCCTGGATGAGCTCACGTTGTTCGACGCGAGCGTCTTCCAGCGCTCGCAGTGCATCGTGTCTAGCCGACTCCATCACGTCACGGCTGTACTCAACCCGAGTGTTCATGGCGTTGTTTCGTAGGTTGCTGATCTGCTGGTCGAGCATCTTCCGTCTGTCCAACAGGACGTTCAGCGCCTGCTTCTTTGTGTCGAAGAGTTGCTGTTCAATCGTGATTGCGGGGCGCTCGGGTGGCGGGGACGCCAGCTCTGCCTGCTTCAGGTCGACCTCGGCCTTCTTGGTCGCGGCATGCTTCTTGGCGCCGTAGTGGTTACCGATCCACACCAAAGCGAGCAGCGTGCCACAGATCAGGTACAGCATCGTCATTGTCATCGGCCCACTCCGCACCAGCACTGGTCTTCACCGCACCCCGGGCACGTTTCGTGCTTGAGGTCTTCAGCCTTGCATTCCTCGGGAGCGCTCCATTCTTCCTGGACGCCCCACACGTGGACATGCCGCCCGTTCTTGTCCCAGATGACGATGAGGGTGCCATCAACGACAGCGTCGACGAGCCCGTAGGATCCCGGGCGGTCCTTGTGAGCGACTAGGTCTGCCATCCCGAAAGTTTCAGACATACTTGAATCCGGTGAGCATCCGGCCCGCCGCCTCCAGGTCTTCTTGTGTCTTGACCCCGAAGTACCGCGCGTCTCGTGGCACTCTGACGAACTGGGTCGGGAACTCCTCAGTGAGCTGCTGCAGCAGCCGCTCATGCTGGATGACAAGGCGGTGACCCACCTGCTTGCGGGCTCGGTGCCAGCGCCACTCGATGGGTGCCTTCAGCGCTGCGATGTCGATGATCATTGAGTTGGTGTTGTGCCACCGAGCCTGGTCGGCGAAACCTGCGGGCAGCCGCCAGTCTTCAGCGATCTGGAGCTTGTTGTTGACGTATGCAACGACGCCGCCTTTGTCGCCGCGTTGGCGTTCAATCACCTCGCAAGTGACGGTAGCACCCTCTCGCTTGTGAAAGCCCAGCAACCCAGGGTGTGGTGAACCCATCACGTTGTCGACGTTGACGATGTAGGCGTACTTCACACCTGGGTTGTCAGCGATGACCCCGCTCTCAACCAGCGCCGGGCCCACGTCACCGTGCCCCAGCGGGTACAGGTCGGGTACCCCGTGAGCGATCCACTCCAACCGGTTGTCCGGTGTCAAGCGGTACCCCTCGAACTGCTCGAAGATGTGGTAGCTCGCCTTGGGCGGTCGCGCCAGCTTCTCTAGGTGGAGAGCGATCGACTTCAGATTGCCGACTGACGTCATGATCCAGACGGGCATGTTGCCACCCTGCATCACCTTCCACGCCAGCATGCTGGTGTCGACTCCGGGGATCTTGGCGAAGACCTTGGGCATCCCCATCCGGGTACCCGCACCACCTGCCAGCAGGACGAAGGCGACCTCGCCCCTGCTGATCATCTCTTCGCCGACCTGTTCGTCAGCAACGGTGATCTCTTCGTAGTTGTTGAGCTTGTCGTCGTCCGGAAAGTCCGGGTGGTACATCGCCGGATCGGCATCCTGACGAGTCGTCATCTTGACGAGCTCCTCGTCGGTGAGTGCACCTGAACGGTGAACCCGAACCTGAAACTCGGGCAGGACCTGGGTCAGCTCTTCACGTAGTGAGCGAACGAATCCGGGTTCAGTCTTCACCAGCCACCTCTTGTTCAAACCAACTCTCGTCGACGGGTATGTCAGGGAACGGCCACCAAGCGGGTGCGGCCGCCCTGGGTGCCCACTTGGCGAAACGTGCTTTCTCACCGATGTAGTACGCGCGGTACGCCTTGACGGGGTCAGCATCGCGGTACTGCTCGGGCATCGCCTGAGCAAAGGGAGTCAGCCCCAGGTCAGGCAGGTCAGGTTGTTCGAGCGAGGCGATGATGTGTTCGGTCTTGTGGACCTTGCCGTAACGACGAGTGTACTCGTTGCAGAGCTCACAAGCGTGCCGCAACAACCACTCATAGTTCGACAACGAGGCACGGACCCACTTGCCACACGGGTGGTTGACGTGAGTGTGTTTGTATCGCGTCGTCCCGGGCGGGAATGCAGTGACCAACAGTTGGGCACTCTCCAACAGCATCTTGACCACGTGCTTGTTGCACTGGTCTCGTGCTGCCTTGAGCGGGTCCTGGTCTAGGACGAAGATGTTCATCAGTTATTGAACTGTCGGTGCTTGACGAAGATCATGCAGCGTTCCTGATGCTTCTCGTTGAGAAGCGCCAGCGTTCGCTCCAGGTGACCCTTGGTGAAGATCAAGACGTAACCATCGTCGACTGTTGCGACGGCCACACCTTCCTTGTCGGCCATGTCGACCAGGTCCTCGGGACCCAGGTCCTTCTTGACGGGTTCACTCATTTGTTACACACGATTCGACACCGCTTGATCAGCTCCAGCGGAATGAAGCTGTTTTCTCGCCGCAGCTCTTCCTGCGTGACCTCTCCTGCCGCTAGCCGGCGGGCATCTTCATCGCGCGAGGCCTGCTTCTCTGCGGCACGCTTCTTCGGGTCGAACGTCTCCATGGCACTAAGGTTACACCATGCGACGTCGTTTTTCACTCAGCGGCTGGCAACCCCAGTTTCGACCACAACTGCTTGTTGTACGAGCCAAAGGGACCATTGAACAGCACGCTGGGTTTCACCCACCGAATGACGCCGCTCTCAGGCGTGTTGATCTCGCCCTCGACCTCACAAGCGAATGTGTGAGTGACGAAGCCATCGTCCTCCTGGTGCGTGAAGACGTGCGATAGCTTGGTGGCAGTCAAACCCGTCTCCTCCTGGAGCTCACGGGCTGCTGCTTGTTCAGCGGTCTCGCCCGGGTCAACCTTGCCGCCAGGCAGACCAAACGCCGACGGATCGTTCTTGCGAGACACCGCCAATACGTGACCATCGTTCGTCAGGATGAGGCAACACGCTGCTTGTTTCACGTCCTGCTCCGCTGTTTCTTCCTCGTTCTCTTCGTCATCGAGGATGTTGCTGCTGGCACCGGGCCTGACGCCCGCATCGCCCGTTGTCAGGCCAGTCGGGTGCAAGTTGCCGGCGACACCGTCCTTGCCGTACTGCTTGTTGTTGAATCCTACCAGGACCTCCTGGATGTATTCACGGAGCAGCTTGCTCATGGTGCCTCGGTGGTGGAAGCGGGCAGGAAACGGTGCTGGTGCAGACGGGCGCGCTACCTGAGTCGTCAACGTCAGAGACGCCGGCAGCGGACGCGACTGGGTGTTTCTGTTGCCAGCAGCTGGCGAACAGGTTGTTCGCCATCAGCATCGCGAACAGGAACAGCACCAAGAAGAGGAGACCGCGGCTTCCGTTCATCGGTCATACACCCTGAGGTCATGGAACCTCGTATCGAGTAGGTTGTACATCGTCTGCTTTGCAGTCAGGACGTTGCCGCGGTAGCGTCTAACGATGCCGGGCCACCGCTTCTGCACGAACCGAGTGACGATGGCCCTGTCCCTGGGAGACACTCGGCCTCCCAAGTCCTCGAACCACTCCTCGGCGAGCTTTCTGCCCGCCTCATCACCGGGCTGCTCATGGCCCTGCAGGCTGGTTCCCTTCAACAGCTTCATCATGTGAGGGTCGACACGTAGCTCTGCCAGGGTCTCCTGGATGAATTGGCGGAGGACGTCTTCGTTCATGACCTGGGCTTCAACAGGAACTTGACCAGCGCGACAATGGCGTTGATGATAGACTGCAGGGCACTGCCCCCAGCCGGCGCGGGTACAGGAGAGGGCGGCGTGGGGGCCGGAACAGGCGGCACCGGAGCGGGGGGCGGGTTGACGGGAGGCGGCTGGTCCAACGCCAGGACTGGGATGCCCAGCTTGTTGGGGTCAAGCCACTCGATCAGGGGACGGCCCAGGCTCGATAGCACCGGACCGGTGCCCTGGGTGATCGCGTTGTTGGCGCGGCCACCGCCGCCGTGGTCAGCGTTCCCAGACGCGTCAACGGGACCCAGCAACCACTCAACGTGGTCGTCGTTGGTGCCCGGAGTGTTGTAGTGCATCAGCGCGCCGACAGGCGGGTTCTGGCCCTTGACGTACTTGGTCAGGGCACCGGTGTTGATGCCGATCTGGCGGACCCAGGCGATGGCCATGCCCGACACGTAGGGCTTGTTGAGGAGCGGGTCACGGACTCCAGCAGCCGCCATGATGCCAAGAGCTGACGTGGCACAGTTGGTTGAGATGGTCACGACTGACTCTGGGTTGTCGACCCCGCGGCCGACCAGGTTACCCAGGTCGGTGCGACGGTTGGTGAGGCTGCAACCCACGTAGGACTTGACAAGCCTGACGATCCTGTCAGCGGGCTTCTCACCCGGAACCAGCGGCTGCTGAGCAACGGGCACGTTGGAAGCCTCGGGAGCCGGGTGCACCACGGGAGGAGGAACGGGGACCGGAGCTGGCGCGGGTGGGGGTGCTACGGGCTGCGTTGAACCCGCTGGCGTCAGGAACAACGCTCGTTCGGCCTGGCGTCGCTTGAGCAGGCCCTCATCGACCGTCAGCACGCCGTTGATCGTTGTCTTGTCCCACAGCAGCAACGCGTCAGCCGCGCCCTGGATGTCTCCGGTGTTGAGCTTGGTCCGGCACGACGACTGTTCCAGCGCGCCGCCCCCACAGTTGAACGTGAATGACACCAGAGCGTCAAACATGTTCTGCGTCATCGAGTGGGTGATGTACTCGTTGACGGCGTTCTCAGCAGTACCGACATCGCCCGCTAGCAGGGCCAGGGCCTGTGCATGAGTGATGCCGTTGGGGAACGACTCGCCAGGTCTGACCACGTGTCCGATGCCGATCGTGGGGATGCCTGCAACGTCCTTGTAAACGTGATCGACTTCACCTTCCCACGAGGCGATGAAGTTCAGGCCGTTCTGAGACGTCTTCATGGCCTTAAGTAGGCCGGACGCGTCACTCAGGCGGTCGGGCCGGGTGCTTGCTTGGACGACTTCAGCTTGGCGACGCTGGAGCGGATCATGGCCTCGATCTGGGTGGCCAGTTCCTTCATCTCGTTTTCGACCGCTGCGGGGTCGTACTGGCCCTTGAGCTTCTCACCGATCACACCGACCAACGACTGGATCGAGTCCTTGACGCTGCCAGTGCCACCCGCGGGTGCCAGGGCTTCCTTGACGAGTTCCTTCAGGAGGCTGTTGGTGATGGGAGTGCGGGCCATGCAGGTAACTAGGCCGTCACGGGTGCTTCTTGGGAGGGACTTTGATCTTCCCCTCAGCGACTGCCCGCCGTAGGGCTCCGATGACATCGACGACTTGACCGGCTGCTCGTCGAGCATCGACCTCGAACGGGTTGTCATAGTACGGGTGAGCGTAGCGGCAGAACTTCAAGCCCAGGTAGGCGAGAGCATAGAGGACGGGCAAGAAGACTCCCAACACCATGCCCTGGCGGACGTGTTCCTGCTCGTGCCGCAGGGTGATGCGCCCACGGTGGGTGTCGAGGTTGTCATTGAGGACGACGATGTTGCCGACAGTGTGTCCGGCCCAGTGCCGCCAGGCCGCAGCGAGGAGAGCTGGCATCCGGTCCTTGTTGATCTCCCAGACCAGCGCATCACCGTGCCGACCCAGGCTCTTGTACCAGCCGAGAAAGGTGAAGAGGGTCACGTAGAGGAAGCCGCACAGCGTGAGCGGGAGCGACCACAGCCACCCCAATGCCCTCCACGGCTGCTTCATGGCCCACCTCCCGTTGAGGGTAGGTAGGCCAAAGCGCTCTAGAAGTTCACGATTCTTGTGGGCCCCAGAGCGGATCGAACGTTGCGACGAACTTGTCCCACGTCCCTTCCTTCAGCATGCTCTTGAAAGCCATGCTCTCGAACTGCTCACGGAGGGGCTGCCAGTCGCGCTTCGAGCCCGATGAACGCATCTTCAACGCTTCCTCGTCGGTCCACTCGTACAGCGCGATCAGGGAAGTGTTGCGAACGAACTGGTCTTGCAGGGACTGGTCGCTCTCAAGCAGTTGCTGCAGCTTCACCAGGTCTGTCGCCAGCTCCGTCGCCCTGACGTCCCCGATGCCGGGGAGGCTCGGGATGTTGTCGCTGCCGTCGCCACGAAGCGACTTCCAGGTGACGTAGTCGTACTCCGGTGCCTCGACGTACTTCTTGGTGATCGGGTTGTAGAGCTTGACGTTGCCGAACTCCTGCAGCATCTGGATGAAGTCGGTGTCCGTCGACACCACGGTGAAGTCGATGGCCGAGCTTGACCGCTTCACCAGGTTGTAGATCAGGTCGTCGGCCTCGAAGTCCGGGTGTTGGACGACGGTGACGGGCAGCATGTGAGTCAGGATGCGGACGATGATCTCGTTCTGTCGTCTGTAGTCCTCTTCGCTGCGCTTGCCCTCGACGGCTTCCCCCTCCCGACCGATGCGGTTGGCCTTGTACTCGGGCAGCAGCTGTAGCTGGCGTCGGGGCGCACCCTCCAGGGTGAAGTAGACCCGGGTCGGCTTCATCAGCTCGACCAACGACCTCAGGTTGCGGACGAAGTTGTAGACGACGTTGAAGTCTCCCAACTGGAAGCCAGCCCGAGCACGGTACATGAAGTTGTGCCCGTCGATGATCAGGATCTTGCTCATATCAATACTCTCGGTGGCTTGTCGGGTTCCATGTCAGTGTGGCAGACTGGGCCTCGGCCCGACCTTGAACGGTTGTTGCGATCGAACGACACGAACAACAGGTACTTGCCGTCGACGACCTTCGAAGCGAGGAAGTGAGCGTCCTCTTGTGAGGTGATGTCGACCAGCACCCCGTCCTCGGTCACTTCTGCGATCCGGTGTGCTACAACACACGCGCCCCAAGTGACGACGTCGCCGACCTTGAAGTGCTTCTGCGCTTTCTTACGTTCGGCTCGTTTGCTCACGTCACGTCTCGGTACGGGTGGTTCGGTGTCGTGAGAGACTGTACCGCACCCTTTCCGATCTGTTCAGCGAGCTGGTCCAGCGTCAGGTCACAGACCTCATCGATCCAGTCACCGACGACGTAGAGCTGGCGTCGGCCCTTCATCAGGCCGAACAGGATCGGGTCCTTGCGACGGGCCTTCTCGGCCTCCGTCTCGGCGTAGGACTTCGCCTGCGGGTCGTAGTGGAGCACGACGTAGTTGTCGAACAGGCCCAGCTCGTTGGCACGGGCCTGCTTGGCGACGATGCCCTCTGGGATGACCCTGGAGAAGTTGCGGACGTAGTCGAGGCGCAGCCCCTTCTTGCATTGCTTGTAGAACCTGACGATGTCCTCCTCCGACACGAACTTGGTCAAGCCCATGGCGACGAGCTGCGTCTCCATCTTGTAGGCGTTGAGTCCCGCGGCGAGCTTCTCGAACAGGGCCTGTTGGCCCGCCTGCTTGGCGTTCGCCATCGCTCGTTCGTAGCCCGCGGCACGCTCCTCGACGACGGTCAGCTCCTGTTGGGTGTTCTTCACCGACTTGAAGAAGTCTTCGATCGATAGCGGCGGCTCCGGCTCGGGCGGGGGAGGCGGGGGTGCCTTCTTCCAGAGGGACGTCAGCTTGTCGAACAGGCTGGGACTCTTGGTGACGCTTCCCTGCACGTTGTATGGGACCAACTGGACCGACGTGGTGCCGCTGACCTGGTTCCAGACGACGTTGGAAGCCAGGCGGAAGTTGCCACCGTTGCTCGAGTCCTCCGACATATCGCTGTCTTCGTCGGTCAGGTCGATGACGTTGCCCTTCGACCTCCCGCCCTTCGCGGGCTTCTTGTACTTGGGCAGGTTCCAATCGATGCTCATGTCCTCCAGGACGATAAGGTGGTTGCCGTCTTGTGTGATCATGTCTTGTTCCCTTCGATTGTTCGCATGAACGCGCTCAACACCCATGACAGGGCGATACGAGCCCTGCCACCGGGCGCCTGACGGTTGAGGTCTTCACTCCAGTGATAGTCACCCATGATGAGACCCGCAGGAGGGTCAGGCAACAGGGTTACGGCGAACCAGGTGTCCCCACTGCCGTAGAACTCGGCGACGCGGAACAGGAAGAAGAACAGCTTCTCCTGTTGCTCGGGGCTCATCGCACGCCAGATCTCGCCCAGCGTGGAGTGCTCAGTCAGGGCCATGGCCCCACCCTACCACGGTCACCCATGGCTTTTCACTGGTTGATGACGATGCACCCGGCGACGACCAGCGTGACACCGAGCAACTTCGTGAGAGTGAAGGACTCGCCCAGGAACATGCAACACAGCAGAAAGGCCAACACCGGGTTGGTGCTGGTCATTGTGTTGACGAAGCTGGCGGGCTTGTTCTCAACAGCGAACATGTAGGAGTACACAGCGCCCAGCCCCAACATCGCAGTGACGACAGCCCAAGCGATGCCTGGCTTCGTCCAGTTGATGTCCTCACCCCGCCACTTCATCACCAGCGTGGCAATGGGCGCGACGGCGCTGTAGACGTACAGCATCACCAGCTGTACCAACATCGGCGACATGCTGCGGACAGCGAGCTTGGAGGTCAGCACCCACCAGCCCCAGAAGAACGTCGCCGCGGCGATGAACACCCAATCCCTCACGGCTTCAGTTCACTTTCTTGGCTGCCTCGGCCTTTTCCTTGTCGGTCTCGCCCTCTGCCAGCTTGCCGATGCCCACATTCCAGGTACAGGCTGCAGCTTCGCTCAAGACGAGGCTCCAGAACTTGCCCTTGACGTGCCGGATGACGTCGCTGATCTCCGCATGGATGCCCTGCGGGTTGTGTTCCTTCTTCTCTTCCTCGGTGCGGGGCGTCCGGTGGATCGACATCGCGATGACACATACAGGCCCGTCCTCGACCTCGGTGATCAGGTGGCGAGCCAGCGGGCCCACCGTCCAACCCCTGCGGATTAGCTTAGCGCACAGGGCCTCAGCGAAGTCGTCCCTGCTTGCAGTCACCCACACGTACCACAGACCGCTTGCCACGTTTCACCCCTGCTTCAGATGTTCGGTCGACGGCACGGCGTAGTGCCCAACGGCAGCCTCGCCTGACATCGCCTTGATGACAGCCTCGTTCATGCCCACCTTCTGGAAGAAGTGCTCGCGGTAGAAAGCCGCGTGGAACACCTCGGGCTCGCCCTCCTTGCGTGGGACCCGGACCAGCTCGTCGATGCTGTGACCCCACGCTGTTCCGGTGAAGTCGTCGATGCTCAGCGTCCTGTAGCCCAGGGCACTGTACGCTTTCTCGGTCGTCTCCCACTGGTCGAGCAGCTTGTCGAAGCCGACGCACTCGCCCATGTAGATGTACGACACCGCCTGGCCGATCTCGCAACCTGCCGCGATGTAGGCCTCGATGACCTCATCGTTCCGGAATGCTTGTTTGTCCTTGGCGAAGTTCCTCCGCCACCAACGCTTGAGACCCATGCTCCCATCGTACAGTGGGAGCTGGTGGGTTTTCAACGCTTCTTGGCGGGCGTCTTCCCGGCCATCTTCGACCAGACATCGAAGGGCACCATCTTGAGCGCCGTCATCGCCAGCCAGAACGTATCGAGCTCCTCTTGGCTCTTGATCACGCCGGTCTTGACGAGTTCCGTGATGCGCTGTTGCTCGCGCTCGCGGACCTGTTCCTTCTTCATGTACTCGGGATGCGCGCTGATCTTGGCCTCGGCCATGGCCTCAGCAAACAGCTGCCTCAAGCGCCCGACTGAGATCCGCATCCCCTTAAGTAGGGGTCATCCCTGGAGGACGTCGGGAACCTTGATGCTGCCCACCTTGGCCCTGGTGCCGTCTGGGAGCTCCACCTCGAGTTGCTTTGTCTCAGCAGCGAGTTCAGCAGCGAGCGCCGCGACCTCGGGTGGAGGACCCTTGGGCTTCTTGCCAAGCTGTGGTGGTCGTGGACGACCCTGTTGGGTTGGGATGCCAGGAGTGCCGTCGCCGACCTGCTTGACCGGGACCTTCTTCAACGAGGCCAGCTCGTCATCAGCGGCTTGCTCGAAACCCGTCGGGTACCACTCCTGCGACTTCGACACTGCGGCCTCGACGCGGCTGGTGATGCCCGCTGTCGCTCGCTCGATGAGGGCCTTCTGGACTTTCCCGGCCGAATCGAAGATCTCGCCCTCGATCTGCTCGATCGCCAGGGTCTCCTCGGTGTTCGGGCCACCGCGGACCATGTACGTGGTGACGCTGCCCTCGAGGGTCTTCTTGGTGACCTCCTCAACGACCTGCATCGGGTAGATGCGGGCCTCCTTGGACAGGACCACGTACAGCACTTGGCCGACCCGGTAAGATGTCACGGCTTCTTCCCCTTGTTCCCCCTGCTCTTCTTGGCGGGGGTTTTCTTGGGCGGACGTGGGGGCTCAGGTGAGCCGCCATCGTCATCGTCCCCAGGATGGGTGAACAGCTCCGATGGGTCCCGGACGCCGGCCTCAGGACCAGGCTCTTCTCCCCCATCTTCGGAAGCGATCCTGATGACCGCCAGGGTGGGTGCTCCGACCGTCATGACAACGTAGTCAGGGGCCTGGTCGTTCAGAGGCAGCTTCGCCTTGCGACACAGTTCAACCAACTTCTTCCAGAGCTTCGTCTCGGCAAACTGCCGACCCTCGCCCTCGGCCAGCATCTGGGACACTGTCTTCTCCCCGTTCGGGGGCAACAGCACCGACACCAGGTCTCGGAGGTGCAGCAGTTCGGGTGTCGTCAACCGCAGGTCCCAGGTGGGCTGGGGCGGCGGTGTCTCCGTCTTCTTGGCCGGCATGGGTTGATCCTACCTTGCTCGACGGGACGTGTTCAGACAACAGCGAAAGGAGGGCAGCCTCGATGCGCTGTCGCCTGTCCTCATCGGGATCCCTGTGGCTGACGACAGCTGACGGGAACAGGTGGATGTCCCGGCTCATTCCGCGGGGTCGGTCAACGCCTCAATGAAGAGGTCGTAGGCGTCTCGGCGCTGGACTGCGTTCTGCAGCTTCAGGACCCGCAGAGCGATCTGCAACGTCTTCATGTCGAGCTTCGACTTGTACTCGTCGATCAGCTCCTTGCGGTCGGTCTTGAGGGTTTCGATCTCGTTGTCGACAGCCTCAACCTTCCCCATGAACTCTTTGACGAGCTCGCGGACGGCGTTGATCTCGTCCGGCATCATCTCAGCGACGGCCTTGTCAACAGTGGGTGCGTTCTTCTTTCCTCGTGCCATGCCGCCAACCTACAGCTTGGTGTGTCAGCTGTTCAACGATGGACGCTCAGAGCGCGTTGACCTTGCTGATGATCTGCTCGTAGTCCTTGGCAACAGGCGTGCCCTCGAAGTTCTTGGCTTGCTTCTGCAGGCTCTTGACGTAGAAGGTCCGCATCGACTTCTTGACACCAGCCAGCAGCTGTTGCTCTGCAGCCTGACGTGCCTTCGGGTCGACGTTGTTCAGCTTCTCAACGCCCTTCAGCTTCTTGCCCAGCTTCTGTTGCAGGTCCTGCAGCGACTTGGCACCCAGCACCGCCTTCGCCTGCTTGTAGACCTGTGCCAGGCTCTGGCGGACCATGCCCTGGGCGTCCTTCCGCATCTTCTGGGCGATCTGGCCTTGGTCAATCTGGGCGATCATCTTTGGGTTGCCGAGGACCTTTGCCAACGACGGCTTCTCTTGCTGGGGTTCGCCGTCCTCGCGGATGACACTCTCCATGCCGTAGCCCACGTCATAGCCGCCGCCGCCGTAGCCACCCATCGCTTTGCCCAGGTTCTTGCCTCCCTCGGGCTCCTCGCGGTGGGGGCCTTCCTCGTGGGCAAACTTCTGCTTGAGCTTGTCGATGTACTCGTCCATGCTGCCACCCGTCAGCACGCTGACCATGCTGAGCGCAGCGCCGGGGGCCTTCTTGGCGACCTTGGTGGCAATGTAGCGGGCTGGGTCGTAGCAGAATGCCAAGAATTGGAAGTCCTCGTCCTTGAAAGCGTCCCAGTTCGACTGGTAGACCTCGCCGTACTCCTGGCGGATCTTGTCGATGCGTTCCTTGTCCTTGGCGAAGATCTCGTTGTAGGAGTCGGTCAGCACCGGGATCAACGTCGTGGCGATGGTCTCAAACGCGACCCTGACCAGCGTCTGTCCCTTCTGCGACAGCTCCTTGGTCTTGCCTGCTGCGGTCTGGACGACGTCAACGAAGGGCCGGACGAAGATGTTGTACAGCTGCTCGTTGGAACCGAAGCTGACGCCCCAGGGGCTCTGGGTCGCGTCAGCCATCGCGAGGTCCATGTAGACCCCGCCGTCGTCCTCATTCAGGACTTCCTGAATGTACTCCTTGAGGAGAACCTTCTCAGCGAGCCGTCCCATCCTCGTTAAGTACCACGCTCCGGCCCGACAGGATGTCAATCGCTGCAGCGAGCAGGGGCCTCTGGTAGACGTGGAGCTGCGGCAGTGCGTCGATGTGGAACCACCGGGCATCGGCGACCTCGCTGTCGGGGTCGTTGTGGTTGGGTTCCTCGTTGCCCTCCACGGTGCATAGCCAGGAGACCACGGTCTTGTCCTCGTCGCGGAACACCGTCCCGACGTTGGGCAGCCTCTGGCCCAGCACCACGTGGACGCCGGTTTCCTCACGAACCTCACGCTTGGCGCACTCTTCCAGGGTCTCACCCTCGTGCTGGTGACCCTTCGGGATGCCCCACGAGTCCTTGTGTGCGAACTGCTTGATGAGCAAGACCTCGGTCTTGCCGTCCCGGTGCCTGACGGGCAGGCCCCCGCACGACGTTGTCTTACGTCGAGCCTTGTTCTCTGTCTTCATGCTACTTACACTATACCAGTCCTGGAGGGCTTGTCACTGTGGCACGAATCGGTCTAGTACCCATGGCAGCGAAGCCGTACCACGCCGGGCACGACGGGCTCGTCCGTATCGCGGCGCAGGAAAACGACAAGGTCGTCGTCTTCGTGTCCGACTCCAACCGCGACAGCATCTCAGGTGCAGGCATGGTCCAGGCCTGGAAGGAGCTCATCGAGCCCGTGCTTCCGGGCAACGTCGAGGTCGTCTACGGCGGTGGCACTCCGGTGGCCCAAGTCTACAAGACGATCGGGGATGCCGACCAGGCAGGGTCGAAGGACACCTTCAGCGTCTACTCGGACGCTGAAGACATCAAGAAGTACGCGACCCTGCAGAAGTACGCTCCCAACCTGATGGCCAATGGCCAGGTCAACCTGCGGGGTGTCAACCGCGGGGACACCGTCGAGGTGTCCGGGACGATGATGCGGACCTGGCTTGACAACGGCGACCGGGAGAACTTCAAGAAGAACGCTCCCAAAGGGGTCAACGGCGACCGCTATTGGGACATCCTGCAGTCGACCAAGCTCGCCACGCCAGAGCCGAAGGGCAAGAAGAAGCCCGCTGCCAAGAAACCGGCAGAGAAGAAGCCCGTTCAGGGCGAAAGCCTGCTCCGCGAGTTCGTCAGGCTGCAGCTGGGACAGCGCTGACCAACGTCCGCTGCAAGCGGTCCATCACGTACTGCCTCCGCAGCGCGTACTTGGGACCCGACTTGGTCACTGTCTTCAGGGACCATGCGGCATCGAAGTCTGCCTTTGGGATGGTGATGCTGCCGAACCGGGTGGTGCCGATCATCCGGTCGTAGTAGCCCAGGACGTTCGAGGGCTTCAGCACTTCGTGCAGGGCGCTGCGAATGTTCTCGGGCAGCACACGGTACAACAACGATTGGGGCACCTCACCCGAGAAGATAGCGTCGCGGAGGTCGTCGTTGAGGCCCTTGAAGAGGCCCGCTTCGGCGTTGACCCCCATCCACCGGGTGTAGGTCTTGCGGCCGTGGTGGCCCGTCTGGATGTCCTGGATGTTGAAGAGGCCCTTGTTGGTCCGGCCTTGCAGGTTCTTGACCTCTTCCTTGGTGCCGTCGGCCCGGATGATGTCACAGTCCTCGTTGTGGGGCACCTGGGTGATGCCATACCGGATGCGTAGAGCTTTTTCTCCCCGTCCCTCGTGGGCGGCAAGCTCCTTCGACCAGCTCTCGGCCTGCTCGGTCGTCCACAGCTCGCCGTCGGCGGCGCTGAGGAACTCGACGAGGTACCACAGCGAAAGCTTCAGGTCCTGGAGGCGCTTGAGCTTGCCCTTCCGGGTGTCGAGCTTCGCCTTCAGGTTGTCACGCCTCTTCCGGGCTGCGATGGCGTCAGGGTTGGCAGGCTGCTTGCGCTTCTTGGGTGGGAAGCTCTTGGCGAGCGCCTTGGCTTCCTCCAGCTCGGCTACCACCTTGGCAACGTCAGCCTCGTAACGTTGGACAGCCGCTACATAGGTCGGCGTCTCGTTAAACGGTTGCGCCATAGGGCCAAGATACTACAGTGAGGGGACCGAGTTCACCGCTTGAGTTTGAAAGTGGGCAGTTGCCCCTGGCTGATGCCGATGAACTCGACGAGCTCGTCCAACCGGTTGCGAGGAATGATGATGAACCCTTCGTCCTCTCTTACCAAGACAAGCCCGTCAGCCTTGTTGAAGACGCGTCCTGGTTTCGTCGAGTTGACCAGGTTCTCAGTGACAAATGCTTCGGGGTTGACGAACGCCTCTCCCGATAGGGCCGCCTTGACGATGTCAGAAGACCCAGCTCGTAGATCGTCTGGCGTCAGGTCCAGCATCTTGGCCACACGAACCAGCATCGGTCCCTCAACGGGGATTCGAGTGTGAAGGTCGGTCTCAGTGTCACCCAGCTCGATGTACTTCTCTTCCCTCAACGTCCCCAGCTTCTTGGCGATGAGTTTCAGGACCTTGGTGAGTTCCTTGATCCTCGTTTTGCCCATCTCACCGCTGAAGATGTACTCGGGCTGGGTGCGGCCCCGTTCCTTATCGGCTGCATTGACGAACTTGTACACTTCATCAAACGTGCTTCCGAAGAACTCTTGAGCGGCTTGCTGCAGGCGAGGATCGGCGTGGTCACCGAACACCTCAACGAGGTCCTCAACTGCGTTTTTCACCTTTCTGAAGCTACGCTCGATGGCAGCACCGCTCGCGGCCGCGGCACGGATCGCTCCATACATTCGCTCTTTGGGTTCCTTGACTTCGAACTTCCCCCAGGGGCTGTCAATGTCGTACGGGATGCCGCCTCCCATAACCTTTCCCTCGAGCACTCGTGCCACCCACTGCTCTCCGGGCCCGGTGCCCTTTCGGATGGGTGCCCATGGGACGGGCGTGCCGTCAGGCTTCGTCTTCACCCACTCAGGCCAGGGAACGATCACCCCAAGCTGCGGATTCCAGTGTTGCTCGGACGGTCGAAGCTCGTGTTGCTCTTCGGGCTCCTTGTTTTCAGGAGCCTTCTTCGAGCGCTTCTCCAGGAGCATCTCCCGGATGGCCTCACGAAGCAACAGCTTGTCGCGCAGCGCTGACATGCTGGTAACTATGCCCCTCGAGCGACGCGGTCGATGTAGTCTAGCACCTCTTCGCCCTTGTCTCCCAGCATCTGGGGTGTCTTTGCAGCCAGAGCGCGGAACTCCTCAGCGAATGTCGCGAGGATCGCCGGAGCGTCCTTGCCCAGGGTGGGCGACTTCCGGAGGGCCTTGACGACGCCGTCGAAGCTGTTGAGGTCGCTGGCCTTGGCGCCCTTGCCGAACATCAGCGTGACCACATTGTCTGGGTCGTCGCTGACCAGCTCCCGCTTGACGTCCTTCCAGTCCTTGTTGAGCTTGTTCGGGTCCTTGGCGTTGCGACGGGTCTGCTGCACCTTGAAGATGCCCTTGTCGAAGTCCATCGCGTAGCGGGTCCGGTCGGCCTCACCGTGGTAGTCGGTGAACTTGTTGGATGATACCCACCGGTTGATGACGTTGAGCAGGATGTTGCGGCCCACTCCCTTGACGGGGGAGTAGTCCGGGTGACCCTGGATCGACGAGGCTCCAGCCCGGCCCCACCGCACGAACTTGGGGTCACCCACCATGACGTCAACCTGGAAGGCGGGCACGTCCTGCAGGTAGCGGATCGACACCACGGTGCCGCCCGTCTTCCTGACGTTCTCCTTGCCAAACACTCGGACTGCCGCATCAAACAACGCCGGGGCACCGCCCTCGCACTTGGCGGCGACATCAACGTCACCCATCACGGGTTTCTTGCCGGTGCTGCCAATGGGCTCGATGTCGGTGCAGCCCAACATCTCGAGGTCAGCCTCCAACACGTTCCACACGTGTTCGAAGTCCTCCAACGTGATCGGGTTGACATCATCGAACGAACCCCCGCCCTCTCGCAGCAGGTAGCGGCGACGCCTGGCTGCCTCGCCCAAGTCCATCTTCGGGATGTCCTTGCGTCCGTACTTGAACAGCGCCAGGATCTGGTGGGCAGGGGCGAAGGCACCGGTGAACTTGTAGGCCTGGCCCTTGAAGAAGAAGACGATGCCCTCCATCGCTGCGGCCAGGTTCTCAACGCTGCCCAAACGAGCCATCTCGCTCTGCAACACCTCCATCGCTCGCTCGTGGTTGCTCTTCTCGATCGTCCGGATGGCACGACCCAGCTGGCTGCGAAGGCGCTCCACCTCTTCGTCTGACTTGCTGATCAGGGTAGAGTGCAGGCCGCGGAGCACCTCGATGGCGAAGAAGTGGATGGCGTTCTCGATGGGAGCCATCCACTTGTCCTTGAGGTTCTCGCTGGCCTTGACGTAGGCCTGCATCGACGCCTGCAGCTCCTTGGGCGTCTTCTTCTTGATCTCAATGACAGACGGGGCACCGGTAGCGCAGCGCTCGACCGTCATCTTGTAGGCTTCTGCTGGCAGCTTCAGGCTCTTGGCATCGTCAGCAAACAGGTTGCGCAGGTAGTCGTAGACGGTGTCACCGTCGTTGACGCCACCCGCCGCCATCGCTCCATTGATCTGCGTGATAGCCTTGTTCAGGATGCTGCCATCGCCCAGCTTCTTCAACCGCAGCAATGACGGGCCCCGCACCTGCCAGTCACGCTGGGTGATCGCTTTTTGCATCTGGTCGATGCGCTTGGTCAGCACCCCTATACCTGAATCGTCGTCGGACTGTTCGACCCCCTCGGGACCCGCGTCATAGATGGGCCAACCGTGGAAGACGATGTTGTTGCTGTCGTAGTTGATGGTGTTGGGATCCTTGGCATAGATGATCTCCATCGAGTACCACCGTTGCCCGCCCCTGAATACCTGCGCTTGCTCCTTGGCACCCAACGAGCCCAGCGCCTGGTGCAGCACCTTGAAGGCGGTGTTGAAGGCCTCTTCCACGTTGCCGCGGCCGAAGAACTTCTTGGCAAGGCCCGCGGCATCCATGCCCCCGCCCTTGATGTCACCGCCCGTGCGGGCGACCTTGAGCTGACCGTCAGCCCAAGTGAAGACGAGGTTCATGCCGTCGAGCTTCTCGCTGACCTTCTCCAGGTGCCCCTCGGCCGCGGAGGACAGCACCTCCTTGATCTCGCCGAAGGTGAGCCCGAGGTTCTCATAGAGGTGCTGGAGGTGGCCTGCTGCACCGCCCATCGGTCACCTCTTGTCGACTGACGTGGGGGCGGGGTTGTCAACGGCTCCCGCGCGTTTCGCCGATGCAAGCTCGCTCTTGAGCCGGCCGATCAGCCGGGAGTACTCTGAACGCTTCTCGCTGCCTCGCTTGTGCTTGTCACGGAAGTGCATCAGTTCCTTGATGCGACGTTCGAGGTCGCGGATGTGCTTGGAGCTGCCGTGCCTTGCCCGCGAGCCGTCGCTGAGGTCAGCTTCCCTGACCTTCTTTTCGACGACGAGGACGACGTACTCTACTAGGGTTTGCTGCGGGCTTGGCATCCTGCTTCATCTCCCGTTCGGCCTTGTCGACCGCACCGTTGAGGCTTCCCCATACATACATCCTCACGTGGTCGTCGTCCAGGGGCTGATCACCGAATAGGCCGTAGTGCTGGCGAAGCACCGCGATGAACTGTGGGGTCATGGTGACCTCCAGCTCCCCGCCCTGGGGCAGGGTGATCTTGCGTACCTCGGCAACTTGGTCGGGTGGGAGCTGTGGGTGGTCTACCATCTCAGGATAGTACCACGGGAGCGTCCCGGGGTTACACCGCTCTCACTTGCGCTTTTTCGGGACGATTGGCGCAGGAGGCGTGGTGTCCTCTTCGGGAGCTTCCTGCCCCGGCTTCATTGAGGTCTGACCGGGCGGCTTCGGCGCGGCCTTGCTGGTCTCGCCGGGGCCCTTGATGATGTTGGGCTTCTTCTGGATCGTTTTGGGCTCGTTGCCCTTCTGCATGTCGACGTCGGCGGGTTGTGACTCAGGAGCCACCGCAGCCTGGCCAGGCACCTCACCGGTGACGATCTGGCTGATGCCCTGGAGGAACGACATCAGGGCGACGCGCTCGGGCTTCTTCAGCTTGGCGACGTAGTCGTCGATGGCCTTCGACACCGCGCTGTCCTTGAAGGACTTGCCGCTGCGGATCGAGTTCAGCTTCTCGACGATGTCCTTGACGCTGACCTCGCCGCTCTTCAGCTTCTGCTCAGTGTCATCGGGTTGGTCGACTTGATCTTCATCGTCGGTGTGGACGTCGTCCGGCATGTTGGTCTCGGCGTCCTCTGCACCGCCACCCGCGCCAGCGTCGTCGCCCCCGAAAAGGCTGTCGACGTCTCCACCAAGGTCAGGCTCTTCTTCGGCAGCGGGCTTTCCAGCGACGGCGCCAGCCACTTTGACCTGCTTCTCCTTCTCAGTCAGGGCACGCTGTGCCAACGAGGACTTGATGCCCTCCTCGAACACGGCACCCAAGAAGGTCGACAGCGTCTTGCCGTCCTTGATCTTCACGGTCTGCTCAGCCACGGTGGCCTCCCCAGCGGGTCTTGTTCATCGGGCGGTCCTGGTAGCGCGAGGCGATCTGCCTCTGCGGGTTGTTCTCCGCTTTCGGGTCAGCCTTGGCACGCTGCTTCTCGTCACCGACGATGCGGTCCATGAACTTGTCGAAGCCGTCGGTCTCGAGCACGCGGCCCTCGGCCTGACGGTCAACACGAGCATCGTATTCCCGGTCTGGATCGCGTGGGTCTTCCTCTTCGTGGCAGCCCACCTCGTGGGGCATCCCGAACGGGGCGCCGCAGTAGTCACAGGAGGCTTCGCCTTCCTCATCAGTGGGTGGCATGCACGGTCCCTCGTGTCCGTCCTCGCCCCCACAACCGTAGCAGATGTTCTCGCCTGGCATCTCATCCTCACCTTCGACCTGGCCCGAGCCACCGCAGCTGGTGCAGTTCTGCTCAACGTATGACTCGGTCTCTGGGTCCCAGACTTCGGCGACCCCGTTCCCATGGCATGTCTCACAGTTCTTCATCTCACCCTCAGCGATCTCGGGGGTTCCACTGTCGCCCGTCCGTGGGGACATTCCCGGCAAAGAACCACCCAGACCCATGGACGATAACTAGGTCGCTCAGGTCTTCGGTGGACGCTTGAGCCCCAACGCCAGGATGCACAGGCCGTGGGCGGGGTCAATGTCGTCGATCCGTGCACCCTTGATGGTGAAGGGGCCCGGCACCTTGATGACCCGTTCCCCGTGGTGCAACTCGAAGCCCAGGAACTGTGGGTTCTGCGCCTGGACCAGGCCCAGGGCATCGTCCAGGGTGACCTTGAACTCCAGCTCGGGCTCGAGCTCGAACAGCACCGACCGTAGGATGCCCACGATCGCCGTCGATTTGCCGGTGCCGATCTGGACATTGGCGATGACGCTGACCACCGACTTCTCCAGGGCGTCAGCAGCTCCCGCGCGAGCTTCGTCTTCCAGATCGGGGTCGACGCGGCCCCGCAGCACATCACTCATCAGGACCCTAGAGGTCTCCGGTTTGATCTCCGTCATCCTCGGATCCTACAACAATCGCAGGCAGCGACACCAGGTCCTTGAAGACGGTGTCAGCAAACCGAGCGTATTCCTTGTCTAGCTCGGTCACCCGCTCGGCGGTCTTGGTCTGGACCTTGAGGCTGACTTCACCCTCGTCGATCCTGATCTGCGCGTTGTGCTGGACCTCACGCTCGTAGTTCAACAGCCCAACGACGAAGCGGTCTCGCTTGTCGGGATCGCGGAACCTGTAGGTCTTGTAGAGAGCGCCGTCTGCCTCACGCCAGCGGTCCATCGGGACCACGGGTACCTCTGGCTGCCGTGCCCTGACGGGTAGGCCACCGAAGGACATCGGGCGTTGCGCCTTTTCGATGAACTCTTCGTGCAG